TTGTACTTCTGATGACATACTTCTCTCTCTTTCCATAATAGTTACCCTATACTTCAAACCCAGTTTTAGGTTTAAAAACCACTCCGGGGAAATTTTAGGGTGGTGCGGCGATGCAGAGGGGTGGGCAGTTTGTGCGACCCTCCCCTTGGGGGTGTCACTTGAAATGGTGCGTTTTATTCACCTTCAAATGTCACGATTCCGGACTGCGATGTCGGAAGACGAATGGGAGTTGCAACATTCTTTTTAATTGTTGTCCAAACGCCTTCAATTGGACCTTCATCGATGATCCAGTTCATGGCAACGGCAGTGCGCTGTGCTTCTTCGACAGCATCAAGTACATCTGATGTGTCACCAAGAACCATAGCTAAGAGTTCTGGTGTGTTGTAACCATTGTCCTTGTCCCATTCCCACCAAGCATCATAGTCTGTGTATGGATTGTATGGGTTGTCGTATGTGGTTAGCATAGCATCAACAGTTGTCTCACGATCGTACTCAGCATCAGTCACTTGATCATCAGCCATAGCATCAGGCATGAGCTCAGTATAGTCGGCATGCTCTAGTAGTTCCATGTTGTATGTCATGTATGGCCTCCTTTCTATGATAGATCCTGTACAGTAGAGACACTGATACCCAAAGCATCGGCCACTTCAGCATAGGTATGACCGTTCTTAAGCATCGTCTTAGCACGACTAGCAGTAGCTAAGCTGATAGACTTCTCTGTACGAGGAGTAGCCAGCTGTTTGACACGATCACTGTCAGCGAATCGTAGTACATCTGTTAGCATCTTGCTAGAGACAGCTCCAGATTGAATAGCTTTCCACTCATCATCGTCAATAGAGATGCGTGTAGACTTACCATCAGCACCAGTCTTAACACGAGCTGCTGCAATAGCTTGTTGTTTAAGCTTCTTAATCTGGTCTTTACTCATGTCAGGAGTACGTTTCTCAGCAATAGTCTTGTTAGCCATGAGCTGAGCTTGACGTTCTCTAGGAGAGTTGTACAAAGCGTCATTAAGCTTCTTCTGTAGAGACTCAACTTGATCCTTGTACTTGACTTTAGCTTCCTTAGACATGGTCATGTTAGGAGTCTTACTAATTATAGACTCACCTTTCGTACGCATCTTACCAAGAGCGTTGATGTAATTACCGTACATGTTTTCAATAGCAGTACCAGAACCTAGTTTCTTAGCATCATCTACCATATCAACATTTGGTGTAAAGGAAATAGTTTTTGTTTTCTTGATCTTCGGAGCCAATCTAGGATTAGCAGCTAGTTCTTCAGCAGTTCTTTCCTTGTACCAGTGCTCGGTCTCACGGTAATCGGTCTTCGATCTAGAAATAAGAGTTGATGCTCCACTAGATATCTTTCCAGTTACCACATCATAATGTTCTTGATATTTCTTTTTAAGCTGATCAATATTATTCTCTCGTTCAGATCGTTTATAATCCAGACTATGTTTCTCGGCATCAATAACAACCATTGAATGTTTAACCGCTCTAGCGATTTCGGATTGTGATGCACCTTTAAGAGTCATGTCTGTAATAAGATTCGATACAACACCCATTTGTTTTTGAGTATCAATCTTTGGTGGCTTAGGAGTATAATAACTTTTGGAATCGAAGTTCTTTAATTCTTTTAAAGATCGACTTGTTTTAATTCCATTATTGTTGTTAGGAATAACCATAACGGAGTCGCCATCGAAATCGGCACCAGATAATTTAGATGCTACAGATGAATCAATACCGATTGCATCCTTTGCGCCTTTCATAAATTTAGCTGGGCCTTTATCCAATTTATTATTAACAGTTAATTCTGGTAACTCGAAAATACCACCATGAGGATAACGAACAAGTACAACCTTTTCACCATTCTTAAAGTTAGGAGCATATACTTCGTTAGCTTTAATACCAGATAAAGGTAATAATACTTGTCCTTTCATTCTATCGAAACCAACCATTTTAAGATGTTGACGTTTAACAGTTAACCCATCAACAAAATCTTGCATCATTACTTTCTTAACGACAGGATTTGTTAGTGCATTAATTTCATCAAACTCTTTCTTTAGTTTATCGTATGTCTTTTCGATACGACCTTTAACTAAAGCTGGTGGCTGTTTAGATAAGAACTGGGAAGATAATGTTTTAGACCAAGTGTTCCAGTCACCTTCCTCATTTACTTTATTGATAGCTCCCGATTGTTTCTTAATCGTAGCACCAAACGGATTATCTGGATCATCTTTTAAAGGTTTGAGTACTTTTTCTTTAGGAGTCCCTTGCTTCTTGTTGGTGTTGAAAATAACATCGACACCTTTAGGGAAGTCTTTAGGATCGCCATAGACAGCCATACCTTTTAAATAATGAGTCCCATTAACCCCAATACGAACTTGGGCATAACGAGCCTTACCAAGATCCAGGTCTTTTACTCCTGGACGTAATTCCATTACACCATCTTTGTCCGTACCACCTTGCTCATCATATCGAATACCTACACGCTTCCAATCAATATGCTCAATAGGCTTAAGACCTAATGAAGATTTACCTTCAGCATCAGTATGAATATGAGGAGGTGTGATTTCATGCTTGTGTTCCCTAACAACAGCAGGATCTGCTTCTTTAGTCAACACTTTCATTTCAACCCAGTGGTCATCGTTTGTAGCATTCTTAACATATACTGTATGTTTGTGATATCCTTCGGACTCCAACTGTTGTACAGCACGTTTAAGAGTACTTTCGTTTACACCGAGTTGTTGCGCGGATCCTAAACCAACGTCAAGATATGGATTCTTCTCAATAAGACCTTTGATATCGGTCTTAATTTGTTCCATGCGATTTACATTATTTCGCACTTTCGCATCCAAATTCATACGTACAGTTGATTCAGGGATACCTGTTCTACGAGATATCTCGATAGATCCTAAACCTTGATCGGCTAATTCTTGGATTCGACTAATATTATGTAATCGAATCTCATGCTTTGCAATATTATTCCTTTTACGGAATTCAGTTGTTGTAATACCTAGCTTCATTGCTATTTGCGTATCGGATAATCCTGATCGCCTGTATTTAACAACTCTATCGGACCATGAAGTAGCCCGCTGAAATGAATTTTCGCCAGATCCCCAAGCATAACGACCACTATGTGGAATACTACCTTGGTGCGGGGTTCCTCTATGTTCGAGCATATCATCATATGCTTCTTGCAGATTCATGAACAATATCCTTTCTATTTAGGTTTACTTTCAAGAATTCCCGAGAACTCTTTAATCGTATGATATACGTCATACACGTCTTCTGCTTCTGGAATATATGTCTTGATGTCATTATCTTGATAAATACGGAGTTCAAAATCCGTCTTCTCGGGTTTAACACCATATTCCAAGCAGAAATAAGCAGCATAAACTAATAGCTGCTCCATTTTAGGTTTGGTAACACCAGTCTTCAAATCATGAATTCTAAGAAATCCACGAGGATTATCTTTCTTAGGAGGTTCATAACGAATAGCATCGGCAGTACCAAATGCATAGGGACTATAAAATAATAGTACTTCACTATCCATACGATATCCAATAGCGTCATTTACAAAATTAGCAACGGCCGGGTGAGTATTACCAGGCATCAATTTGATTCTGTGTCGAATTGCTTCACTAGCAAATTCGTGTAATTCAGTTCCACGTTGCTTAGCCTGTTCGTTTTCGAATCTGCTAATTATCTTGTCTGGTGTGTAATTTAACCAGTGACATTGGCTCGCACTAAGGAATGAGTGACGACCCTCGTACTCTGGATGTCTGTTCCATTTCATTGAGTACTTCCTCCTTGTTCTCTGGATAAATGGTTCGAGCCCAACCGCCGTTTGTATTATAATGATTTAAATAATACTCTTGATTCGGTCGATATGGGGCTTTAGCCGATTTCTTCACTTCCAAATGATAGGAATATGGCCCAACGTCAACAGATAAGTCAGGAATGCCTTGAATATAGTTAGGATCGTTCTTCTTAACAATAGCTTCAGGGATTCGAGTCTTAATATCTTTAATCAATTGTTTTTGGAAATCTCGTTCCAGTTTGGACATGTGTTCTCCACCCAATTCCTTTCATTAAATTTCTTCTTGCTTCGAATGGAGCGTTCGATAGCATCATCAATAGAAGCCGGGGACTTCAAATACACGTAATAAAGATCTTCAAAGGAGGTATTCACTCGATTAATTCGTCCTTCCGATTGCTCCATTATTCGGTAAGAATAGTTAAGCGAGTAAAATAGAATCGTATCAGTAGTTATACAGTTCCATCCCTCGGCTCCGGCCGTGTATTGCACTAGATATACCCAGGTTTCAGCGTCTGGTATAGCTTCATGCTTTTGACCGTTCCATTGATAATATGCCCTATTTAATTCTTGACAAATCTCTTTGAGAATATCAAGTTCATAGGTGTAGTTATAAAAGACTATGACTCTATCACGAGTCATTATCTCTTGCTTCGCATGAATTCTACGGCGTTCGCTTGTATTAATAACACGACGAAGAACTTGTGTGAATTCTGAAGCATTCATAATAGGTTCTTCAGTATATGGATTAAAGCGACTCTTGATTACAGATTTGTATAAATCCTTATCGAAGTCGGCATTAATATACTTACGATGCAATTTAGTAGTTCTAAAGTCTTGCATTGGAACTGCTAAATAACGTCGGAACCTTTCTAATTTATCGGTCTTATGGTATCTTCGAATTTGAGGAAACTTAGAATATGGATTGTACTCCACATGCTGATCCACAAAATCAGTTTTGTTTCGATAGAAGTTATTGGCTATGAAAATACACATCCAATCCATCCAAACATCACCTGGCGTTGCGGTTAACATTATCCAATTGTTCTTACGAGCAATATGAATGAATGCCATGCCCCATTTACCATAACCGATTGCGCGTTGTTCGTCAAATATAAAGAATGCGTCTTTCACATCAGTATACTTTTCGATATTGTTCCAGGAATCAACAACGCCATCAATTCCTAAGGCTTCAAAATCTCTATGCCATTCTCGATCGTTTCGTTTCTTAGCGACCGTAATAATATAGAGCGGCTTATCAATATGGTTCTCCATATAATAAAATAGGCCGGTCAAGGATTTACCCGAACCGACCTTTCCGCACAATACAGAACCGTTATGTAACCTATCAACCGCCTTTCGCTGATAGGAATATAACTCAATAGTCATTAGAACCCATACTTACGTTCAAGTGGACTTGGAGCAACGTGAATATACGCATTCTTCAAATCGAGACGAGCGTAAGTCCCTTCATCACTTGGTTCGCGACGACGGATAGTCATATCAACACATTGCATTTCCATTTCGTCAATCAATTGGAATTGATCCTCTGTCAAGAACTGACGATTTTGTGCACACACTGGATCGTCAACATCACATACGCCATTTTCGTCGTCATAGATCAAAGCAATTGATGGAATGGTAAACTTAGTATAAACCTTAACCTTGAAATAATGGAATGGTTTATACATGTCAGGGTTCTCGGCCATTTTCTTAGCCATTTCGTCATCTCGTGGCTTAGGCTCCCACAATTTGACATTAACACCATACTGTTCGGCAAGGATTTGAGCATCTTCTGGAGATACTACTACGTTAAACCAACGATCGCCTGCACGATTGTATCGTTCTTCTCGTCCCGCGAAGTTTGGTTTAAAGGCAAATTCCACATCTTCGAGGATGATTTGGTGATTAGAAGCTTGTAATAATTTTGTCATGATTATGTCCTTTCTATTTTGACGAGTGTTTGACAAAGTACAAAAAAAAACGAAAGGAGCGCAAAAATCCTTGAATTTTGTTGTTCCTTTCTATTATGTGCCATGTAATTTCTGCGAAGTTTTTTCAAACCCCGAGCGACTGCCCAAAAAGTTAGGCAGCCAATTCTACGGGTTGTTCATCGTTTAAGCCAAGCGGTTCGATATAATCCTTAGGCATGTCATCAACAATCATATTGATATCTCCAACCTTCATGATTTTCTTCAAACCAGCGATTGCTAATTTATCATAGTAGTCGAAATCAATATCTTCGTAATCAAATTCCGACGTTTGTTTGAATTTAAATCCTTTTGTTCCAGTTACAGATTTGAAATTCTCGTTATCTTCTGTCCATAAACATTCTGATCCAGTCTTAGAAGCATAAATAGATCCAACTTTACCAACGAATTCGTCTCCAAGATAAATATGACCTTTGGATTGTTTAGTGATAAAGAAATCACGATCGGTCAATTCTTCTTTTGTCCAAACCCGTTTGAGTAAATATGGATTAGCGAACTCTGCTCCGATCGGCGACCAACTACCATCTTCTAGTTGAGCGATATAAACCGCATTATTAATTAACGCCATACGTTTATATGTATGCTCGTGATCGAATTTATAGTTGTATTCAGGTCGCTTACCAAATTCATCAATAAGCTTAACAACTTTTTCATCGCCATTTGGAACTTTAACAGAGTCCGTCTTAATATGACAGACTTGATAACCTTGTTCTTCCAAATAGAATTTAAGATCCACCATAAATAAAGCTCCACGCTTAGCAACAATGTTGTCAATATTATCTTTGTGTTTGAATTTGTTATCAAACGACGCCGAAGTCATGCCATAAACGGCGTTAATAGCAATCTTCAACGCAGACACCAATGGTTTACGGTATTCTGGATTATCCAAGAATGGTGCGAGCTTACCGTCAAACATAAGTTTAACTTCAGCGATCTTGTTATGTTTTAATAACACGCGCACTTTAAGTAAGTCGGCATAACGTTGAGTATATGGGCCGAAGTAGTTCATATTGATCAAACTATTCGGGTGCATTGATTCAACGTCATCTAGGATAACATCTTTATATACGCCAGGTTCAGCATACACAAATCCACCTTCGCCAGTTTCATAACCACGATATGTAGATTTACCGAACTTGTATTCGTATCCAGGGAATGTCTTACTTAGGTCTGTGTAAATAAACTTATCTTGTGGACGAGGATCATCTCCGAAGATAAATAATGCTGTGAGCTGATTGTTCGTCGCGTTCATAGATCCACCGGATATAGTGGCTAAGATCTCACGAGCAATATAGTCAGCATATGTCGCATCAAATACTTTCTCAGTAGCCATTACGTCGTTGACACAGTATTCAACAACTGTATCGACTAAATCATCTGGAACTGGTTGATCCCAAGGGATTTCCATCTCGACGTGGTTAATACCAAGATCTACTTCCCAACGCTTCAAAGATTGTTTCTTCTGAGCATACTCATAAATATCAGCATAGCTCAATTCATAAGCTCCTGCGTACATGCCAGTCTTCGCATTCTTCTCGTTGATAATTCTTTGGGACTGTCGGAATAACTCCATGTTTGTCCCTCCGAGTAATCGAGCGTAGAGAATATGGTTATCGTATCGACGGTTGTTGAAACCGACTAGAGGAAACGAACACAAATATTCAATTTGATCTGGACTAGGATTAATCCATCTAACATATTCGTCTTCACCATACTTCTTCCAAACCACGACAAATAGATTTGGATAGACCTCGATATCGAAGAACACGATTTCTTCTTTAGCAACGATTTGAGTTCCTGTTGTCAACTCAGTCTCTGTCTTACCGTCGTCATCACGCATCGAAGACCACGGGATCTTCATAAATACATCCAAGCAATAATCCTTGTTGTTTGAAGATTGTAATGCTCGAAGAAATACCGAATGCTTAAGATCTGTAATATCGTATTTCAGACCCATGTCATGTGCTTTATGAATTTCATGAGATATCCAATCGATTGTTGGTTTCGTATTCGCATGACTCGGTTTCTCTCCTGGAATAAGTCCCAGTTGTTTCTTAACAAATTTACGAAGAGTCTTCTCGGTATAGGTAATATCTTTTACGTTTTCATACATCGTTGTCTCCTTCTTCTCTTTCATCGGCAGTCCCGACGAAATATGAGATACTTCAAGATTGTTAGATGCATTATCAATCCGTCGTAAAGACGCCTTCCCTTTATAAACTTTAATTTCGACATGGTCTTCAACAACATTGTCTAATAAATTAACATCACCATCATATAAATAATGCAAGTGAATGCCTTTGCCGGATTTAGATACTTCAGCATATGTCGGGGGATACTTCGACGCAGCCTCTTTATTTAACTCCAGACTTTTCTCTCCGTTCTCGTCCTTGATATCAAAGTCGAGAATAATATGTTGTAGTGGAACTTTGACCCAGTGTAATTTACGAGTGTTGATTTCTCGTAGAGTTGTGTCAACCTCATCCCATTTCTGTGATGGGTTCCCATTCTCCAATGCTTCTTGTGCAGGATAATCTGCTGCCAATTTATTAAAGACCTCGTTGTGATAACAGAAATCCAACCAGTCCTTAACCTCGTCCTTAGGAATATCAATTCCAACAACACCTTCAGGAAATGCTACAGACCATCTGAAACCTTTAAAATAATTACGAACACGAACATCATCAATTTTGGCTTCACTAAGCATCGTATCAAAATATCTAAGCGCTTCACGTTTGATAGTTGCTTTATACCCTTCTGTTCGCCATCCCATATCTTCAAGATAATTCTTGTACAACTCAGAAAGTTGCTTAAGGCTAATACCATCTTTCATTTGCATAGCCTCGCTACGAATGAAATCAAAGATATGGTCAGTCTGTTCTGCCATATCAACATCGAAGTAATCATCAAAATAATCGGGCCCCAATTCTTCAAATCTCTTAATTGCAAGATGAGCGATATATGGGAGCTCGTATTTGATTTGATTCATCAATGTATCGTATTCTCTATGCGGAACTTTATTTCCACTGGGATTTACAACGACAGCTCGACGAGTAATACCAGAATCTACGTTTCGAACTTTATATCGTTGGTTTGACGCAGTAATAAGTAAACCGCTAAATGTTACATCGTACGGTTCCTTGTACTTTTTGTTAACTGATATAGTTTCATGACTTGTCAGTTTCAATAACGGGGTGTCATTAAAGATATGACTGATGTCAGTATCCTCGTCAATCAACAATGGGACTTCTTGAATTTGTCCAGTAGCAAATTGATCACCACTTGTCAAAAGTTTCAAATCGATAGTTCCGCAGTAATCTCCGAACAACCATCGGAATATCTTGAGGACAGTTCCTTTACCGCTACCTTTCGATCCATACAAATACATGAACTTTTCGATCTTGTACATTTTGTTGGTGAATAAGGCGCCCATGAACCAAAGGATCTTATCGAGTTCTGCTGGAGCATATAACGTACCGATCAATTTCATGAAGGCATCGGGAGTTCCTTCGGTTGGTGTATATGACAACTGAGTGGTTGCATAATCCTTTCGCTTCATTTCATGATCAGAGAATAAGATCTTCTGGTTGAATGAGGTTTCATCCTGCTCGGTGGCTTTACAATAGTCAAGAAATAATCGGAACTTGCCACCGGAAGCTTTCCGAATTTCTTTAACTTCAATGCGAACCCCTGGTCCCTCTTCTTGAAGCTCTCTCGCTTTATTCCACAACTGACTATCAATATCGTGAAATAAATTACGTTGTAACGTGTCCCATCTATGGCCATTCCAATAAGCATAGAACTTACCACCCTTTACAACCAAATCCTTGGCATCGCCAAAAATGAAGTCTGGTGATACCTCGTAATCGCATTGTCTATTATTAGAATGGAATTTTTTGACGGAAACATCTAAAAAATCCATTTAGTTCCTCCTCACCAACACCCACACGTTTTTTGCCCACATTTTGCCATTGTTTTATATATAAGTTAAAATTTTAACTGCTTTCTACAACAATATAGACTTTTAGGCAATTTTCGCGAGTTTGTGTGGTGTTTTTTACAATTTTTCCTGTTTTTGACCCATATAGGCCCGTTTTAGGTCAAAAAACCTATAATTTGACGATTTTCTGCACCAAAATCCCGCAAAAAATTTTGTGGGAATTTGTGGTGTTTTTACCGATTTCCTAGGAAATCTTACCAAAGTATCCTAAATTCAAGCCCATATTCGCTTGTTTTCTCGTCCAAATCCCACCAAAAGTCCCTCTCAAATACCAAATCATACTCGAATCCAAGGACTTCTGCACGGAAATAATCCCCTTTTTTATAAGTATCTTTAAGCTTTTCAGGCCCTTTATACATGAATTTAAACCCCTGGATCTGCCCAATATCATCTTTGACATAGGCAATTCCAACCCAACGATGGTCTTTGAAGACACGGAAATCAATGTTCTTTCCCATCTAGTTTCTCCTTATCAATATTAACAAAAGGCTTGTTATCGTTTTCGGCATATACCGTAACACCATTTAATTCCATATAAGGTTCTGATGGAATTCGATTATCGACACTCATTCTCAGTCCCTCCATGAAATCTAAAAGTTTTATTCGGATTATTATGTTCCTCATCCAATAAGAACTGCTTACGAATCTGTTCCATTTCATCAGGATCGAAGTATAGTTTCACATGTATTGGTGGTTGAGGTAACATCGTTTTAAATTTAGGATATATCCGTTTAATCCTCATCATCTTCCTCCTTCTCAGCCGACTCCCAATATGCAACAAAGGTACCATCCCCATTATTCACCACCTAATAATGGTACGACTTTGATTTTGTCGGCATTAATTGAACCGCTATCGACATTTAATAAACCACGTTCCTTTTTCATGTAGTAGATATATCGATTGAGAACACCATAAATAAATTCGCGTAGCTCAACGGGCATATTAATACCTAGGCTATGCCAATATCTACTAATAATTCCCATATACTTATTACGAGGAATATCGTTATCAATAACACATTTGGCAATACGCCCAGCGTCATCTGAGATATCCATATATACTAGCAGCTCACCCTTACGTTCCTTCGTTAATACGGTATCGGAGATTTGTTTGATGGTGTCTTGAATGAATTCTTCAGGATCTTTAGGATTATCTTCGATTTTTATATCACCAACAGTCATGTTATCTATTAATTTATTTAACCAATAGACATCAACATCGTCGTTCTTTTCTTTTTGGCCCTTCAATAACATTTTAGTGAAGTTTGGAGTGTAAATGATCTTATGATCGTCCTCAAACTCAATATACTTATCAAGAGCTTCCTTAATAGCTTGTTTAACCGAAGCCGATTTACCATTACAACGACCTGGCATAAAATAAATACCCCCAGTCTCAGTATCCACAGATGAGGTTCCGCCATGACTAAAAATCTCAGATTTCACAACCGTAGTATCGGCATTCTTAATAATACTCTCAATGTTTCCATCAAGCGCTTTCATGCGCAGTTCATTCCAATCAGCCTTCTTTTTACCCTTCATCCAGCACGCAGCCATAGCAGCGTAGTTAGACAGGTCTTCTAAGGTGTCTACGAGGCTCTCAGAGGCGATCTGAGCGTCTTTATTCAGATCATTGAGTGAAACTAAGCGCTCGAATTTGTCGCTCATACGGACGACGCCAGCCACCAATCCGAAGGTGTCCAAACTCTTCTCAAATGAGTTACCATAGTCGTGATTTTTGCGGCAAAACACATTATATTGGTGATCATATTGGTCTTTCATTGTGTTTGGTGTTAATTTGTCTGTCATTTTACTCATCTCCATTATCCTCAAATCTTTTAATTATTACATCTTTAACCCATTCCTGATGTTGGGGTGATAACCATTGGTAACAATCTATTTCATAAATATCCTTTAGAAAGTCCGTGAGATTATCATAATGATCCTTTCCGAAGTTTGATACCGGTGTGGTATACATTTTGATATCTTTATATGTAGCTACCGAACCAGATCGTTCGATGCGACGTATATGATTCCATAAACCTTCGATATTATACCTAACATATAGCATGAATCCTGACGGTTTTACCACATTACTCATCTCTATATGTTCCTCCATTTACATTTATAACTAGGTCTTCGTGGTCTGAGCGTTTAATAATGAATTTCTTAATATCTTCTTCAGGTACGATGATGATCTTTTCAATATTATGAAATCCAACATACTTACCAAAATCAATAAGACGAATGTATAATTCGTTACCCTTAATATCATGGTTCCACTTACGTTCTATACCTAAGATATTTGTGTATAATAGATAACCACCATCTTGACCGTCATAAAGAGGATAAATTTCAATTTCGCTCTTCTTACCCTCAAAAGGCCAGAATTTAATCCTGGTGAAGTTATGTCCACAAATGGTATTGTTCATTTCAACCCATTCACGTTTGGCGTCGAGCTCTCGCATATCCTCAATATCAATTTTTTCAATTGTGTCGGTCATGATTATACGAGTATCGATACTGTCAGGACGACCATAGTATTCAATAACGATATAGTTGTTATGATATTGGATATCAGTAACTAATGAAAATGTACCGTATCGTCCATTATTACCTTCCTTATATGTGATATATACAAATTTAAATTTTTGATCTAACATCTCACTTCTCCTCACCAGAATATGTCGTAATTTCATGCACTGTTCATATCAAATACATCAATCTGAGATATATCATCCATAGATAATACCATAGTTGCTGTGGTTGTTTTATCCACATAGTACTCGATAACAATATAAGTTTGGTAATAGCGAATATTAATCACTAAAAACATAATATTGTAATTACCACCTTTGTAATGGATGTGTAATCTCCGAAATACATTTTCTTTATTTATCATCCCGCTCCTCTTTCAACTCTTTAATATATCGACAAATTCCTTGTTTACAGCTCCAAGTTCCAACATATCATTCAAATATGCTTCACCACGCGCAATAGTTTCTTTGTTGATAGCAGCTCGCGAAGCGCACATCTTATCTAGATGCTTATATGTAAAGATATCAGAATTAGGTTCCATCAGTTGTTTACAGAAAATGAGCGGGAATTCAATAGTTTCATCATCTGAGATTGTAAGTTGTGACAACACATCAATATCCCAACCAAAGAAATGATCCTTAGCTTCAACTTTCTTACCAGCCATTTGGCGCAGCATAGCAACTGTGATTTTACCACCGTATTTCAAATAATCCATCATTGTGTTAAGGTTCAATTCGAGTTGGTCATATACGTTTGATCCATAAGAACCTGGGTTGATTGTGTTGATGAATTCTGCTTGTTTCTTGAAATGTTTTGTTTTCAATACTGGTACGCGTGTGATGTCAAGTTTAATTGTAGTCATTATGTTCTCCTTTAACAATGTCAATACATGTGTTTAAAATGTCGTGCTCCATAAGTAATAAATCCTTAGGAGTGTAGTGTAGACTGCTTTTTGTCTTAGAATATATGCCGTAGTGACTATTGTAGTCAATATCAGATACATCTGGCCAATTAAAGCGTCCGTCGATACGTGAGTTAAATAACTCGTCAGTAATTTCTGAATGTGGTGGAATCTTGTATCCACTAATATATGGGATCTTGTATCCGTGCTGTGGTACATAACAATTTGTAGAACTGTCATGTTGTAATCGGATAGATACGAAATATCCTTTACCAAGGCCTTCAGCGATGTAATTATCGAATTTAGTCTTCGAATTACGGATATCCATCAAGAATTGTTTCATCGCAGCAGCTTCCGAGAATATGAACATTCTCAAGTCGCGGTTACGCTCAGATAACAATAGATAAGGAAATGGTATACGCCAAAGCTTGTTTGTGAAATATCCAACCATCACATTACAATATCCAGGAACGTAGATGTTTACGCCTGGAGAATTCCGAATTCGATGTAAAATCCCACCCCGGGCAATTTTTGATAAATCGATTTCTGGATCAAGTGGTTTAAAATAAACACACTCGGTTAGAGCCTGCATAAGAAAAGACCCCCGGTATTCGAGGGCCGCTTCTGTATAGTCAGGTTCGCTAAATGGTTTGAGGATTCCAATGTTATTAATACCCATGGTGTCCTCCTATTTGAACATGCGCTCTGGAATATACAATCCCAGTCCTTCAGTCACTGTGTTTTGATCACCGAAAGTAAATACATCTGGTGCATTGGTTTGTTCTTGACGATACATAGAGTAGATATCGCAGTGTGAATTAATCCAATGGATAGCTTTAGCACCATTATCAAAGTGTCTAACGACCAGCTCTTCAAATGAATGATCACGATCACGGATCACACAAATAAGAGGATCTTTGTGCTCTGGAGTCTTGACGCAGAAGAATTTGTGCATACTCATCATGTCCAACTTATCCTGCAGTACTCCAGTATGATTATGAAGAATAACCATTCCGTTAAAATCATAGCGCTCTTCAGCGCCCATTAAATAATGTAGCACACCATAGCATTCTGAGTAATATCGTTTCATACCAGGATCAATATGGTTGTCTGATGGAATATTATCCCACCAGTGTCCCCCTTTCTTAGGTTTAACCCATTGGTTTAGAATAAGTTTGTTGTTCCAAACATAGTTAACTGCCCATTTGTGCAGCTTCTTTTTGGTATCGCCAGGCATCTTTTCATACCACTTCTTCCGAAGAACTGCGAGGGCAAAAGAGGTCATAAGACTCTTAAACCCTTGCGCAATCCCGGAGATGATATCATTCATCATCTTCATCGTCTTCCTCCATGTCATACACAAATAACTCAGGCTCGAGTTTACCTTCTAAGATATCCCCGATCGCAATGCCGCATTCGCGATATAGTGATTCAGCATTGTCATAGTCTTTCTTAGAAATATGGAATAGTCCATAAGTACCGTCATCATTCGCACTCTTGCTTCCACGATCATGCTCGATATAAGATACGAGAGTGTCATGGATTACTGGATCAATATCAGATTCGAAGTCAAGACCAAGAGTCTCTACAATCCAACCAGCGAATTCTTGTACAGTACCCACATCACCAGTGTCTGTAGATAGTCGATCAGCGAATTCTAAGATTGCTTCAGCGACCGATGCGAAATCAATATATGTGTTACCGAATGTGAAGTACTCGATACGACGTGCGATAATATCTTCACGACGACCCCAATCACCAACTTTAGTTTTGCTTGGTAGGAATTCCCATGAGAACAATGCGATAAGATCCCGGCGAAGATTACGGTCTGTGATACCGTATCGATCTAGAACTAGCGCTTTGTAGTAATCATATGCTTCATTAGAATTTTTATCGTAAATAAGCCGATCGTGTTCCATATCTGCTCCTTTCAAAGTCTTAATTTGACGAGCCATGTCTTCAACAGACTCAACAATATCGCGGATAGGACGATCTGCCTCACGATAATTGTAGAAACGAGTTTTGTCAACGTCCAATTTCTGAACGTATTCAAACGTTTCACCGTCAAGATTCATTTCCTGGATGATTTCCTCAGTAAGAGGATCGTATTCAGGGCCAAAGTTGATCTCGTATGGGCTCAATGTACGACGAATAAATCCGTCTTCTGTCTTGAACCAATCTAGCCCGTCATCTGGAAGGCCTTCTAATTCACGGAGGTGTTTCTCGTTTTCAATCATACGAGCTTCACGCTCTTTAGCTTCTTCTTCCAGTTGTTTAGCTTCGGCTTGAGCAACGAGTTCGTCATAAGATAACCCGTCAGCCTCTAACTCTTCCTCTTCCTTCCACCATTTGTAAATGCAGTAGGCGCCGTAACCGACGCCAGCTGCACCTGCAACACCTAATAATACTTTGACCAATGGTTTCATTATATGATTCCTCCTAATATTAAGCTAATTCTTTACGTCCTGGGATTAAATCGCGGAAATTTGTTGTAGCATATAAGTTACGTGGGCACTTCCAGCGAACGTAGATTTGTGGTTCATGCATTTGTTCTTCTGCATTCCACACTTCCATGATATCGTATTCAATATAGAAGCCATCAGTATCTGTCCAACCGAATGGAAGCGCTGCTTTAGGCACGTCGAAGCCTAGTTGATCCAACATTTCAGAGAAGTTTAACAATCCCTTACGGGCAATCTTTTCTTCCAGTACACGGATAGATTCACGGATCCATTGTTCGTTGTATTCTGGGCTATCTGATGCGTAGTTCGCAGAATATTTAAACCAGTTACCATACATCAATCCTTCCTTAGGAACGAATGATTGCGCTTCCTTACCATCTTCTTCGACAGTCACTTGGTTCATAGGCGTGTCTACTTTCTTAAATGTTTCCTCATCTAAGACTTCTTTACATTGTAGACGGTAGCGAGCGTGTTCCTCAGTAACTGCAGTAAGAGCAGCAGATACAGCTTTAAGACGGTTTGTTTGGATCGCAAATCCTAATCCAATAGCAGCAGTAGATGCCACAGCAATAGCAACTGGTACGGCAACATCTTTAGTTACATCTTTAACAACGTCCATACGTGTGTATTCTTCACCAGCAGCATCTTTAGCTTCGTATTTAGCTTTGGTTGCTTCAAGTTTCTTACCAGATTTGATACCTTGATATACAGCAACACCATATCCAACTAGACCAGTAGTCACTAAAGCGATTGGTGCGTACTTCTTACCAAGGATTTTGGCTGTGTTATAAGTTGTTTTAGCTCCAGCTTTAATAGCTTTTGTATTGATTTTAGGTAATTTCATTTTGTTTCTCCTTTTCTCTTAACCACGATTGATTTTAACAGTTTCTTCAAATGATTTATGATCTTCACTGTTCTCATATAAGAATGTCAACCCCGAACTGTTAACACTTGAAAAATGACTTGTTGCAACACAAGCCTTGTTTTTATTAATATGATCAATATGATTGAATGTGATACTCCAATCATGCTGATGAATATGTAAATCAACGTTAGCCACTTTCTCAAATAACAATGGTCGTTGATCACCCTTCGGATAAATTCTAAGTCGCATATAATTCCTCCATAAGTTGATCGACTGCGTTATCGATCGCCTTCTTTCTCCGGTGACTGAATGTGAATTCTGGAATATCGTAGAATGGAAATACCTTGAATCCATCAGTCACTCTAAATATGTAATTGTGTCCGTCAGCGGCGATGGTATATACATTACCATCTTCCGACTGTGAAATATTGTCTACGTCATGGAATGTGTCTATGTATAGACCATCCATAGTTAATATAACATTAAGTTTTACGTCTACCTTCATAAGCTGCCTCCAATACCAATGCAGAGATTGAGAGCTCAAATAAGAAGAACACTAAAACTATTGCCCATACCAATGGCCAGACTTCAAATGTCTTAACCCAAATAAAAGCATAGAACAATATGATGTGCGTCAACATTATAGGTATTGATATAAGTAATGCTTTAAAAAACTTTACCATTATCTATCTCCCCTCACCCAAAGATACGCCAAGACAAACCAACCAAATGGTGGTGTGCACAATAAAAACAAAGTCCCTAAGCAACTACGCATAATTACGCCTCTTTCTTTTTGAACTTGCAGCAGATCTGCCATTTAGACCCGTCGTACACAGGTCTAATACTAATTTTAGATTTTATCCATAGATAGTCATGATCGCGTGGATCAAAACGATCTTCAGGAAAATCCAGAAGTTTTTTAAAATCACGTAATGTCATTTCCTCAACGGTATCCATCCGTGCGACAATACGTTTAAGCTTAGCAATGTCTCCTGTAACCAAACCTTGAGACATTATTCTATTCCAATTATCACTCATTTCTTTTTACCATTCTCCACAATTTCATTAATATTTGCGGCAATGAATAGAAGAGCTCCAATTAAAACACACAACCAAAATACAAACGCGAACGCTTGTAGTAGAAATATACTATAAAGACCGTATAGAATAATGCCCCAGACAATCGCGCTAAATAATGAGAACGATGCGATAGTCGCCAATATCCATCCGATCGAATCGGAGTTGCAATATAACCAGTCCTTCATTCTACACCTCCACTGGTTGTGGGAATTGGATCTTATATCCTCCGCCACGCGCAGCTACAATACGTGCTCCATTCAATCCACCACTGGATACAGACCATCCGTATGAGTGATCAGTAAATGACGCAGCATTATCCGTAAGCTCATAATAATCTCCAACAGTAACCACATCATACTGATTGAGGTTTGCCAGCAGTACATTAAATACTTCCTGGGCTTCTTGTCGAGTTTCGAACGCAATATCATTTACAATATTACTAGCTCGAGTATTCCTACGGGCGAAGTTTTTAGTGTAATCCGTTTGTTTACCACGATATGTATCCATACGAGTTACATTATTACCACGTCCCCAGAATGATCCAACGTTAGCTCGACGGTGAATATAGTCATCACCAAAGATTGCACGTTGGACAGCAGTCACCAATACGTCGGCGACGGTGTTTTGAATTGACGGCACAATAACTTCTTGTACCATATGTGTAGCAGCTCCACGAAAACCTTCTTCACCAAATAACACATTACTAAACCATTTACCAACACCAGGCTTTTCAATCTTACCTTTGGCTACTGGCTGAATATGTTTCTCAGTGAGTTCTTGATCTCCAACATTAGCTGTACGCAATTTGACTTTATCATAGTCAGTCTTTTTACTCATTTATTCTCCTACTTTCTATTGTCGCGATCCATCGTGCGTCATCCATTTCCATGTGTTTTTGTACTCCGGACACTGCATAGTATCGCTCCCCTTTGAACATCATCATGTTATGATAGACATTCAACTCCGTCGCAATATCCGCCAATGCGATATCACGAGGGCCATCCAAAGGGATGACAAATGTATAATGATTTGGTAGATGATTCGTAACTCGAACCACTCCATAATCTTCCAAAATTACTGCCATAAATTATTTACTAGCTTTATCTTTAGCCATGTATCCCCACATGAACAATAGAATGCCCTGAATTGAGCCTGTGAAACAAACGGCAAATCGTGGATCGAGTTCGAAAAATACAATAAACATAGTGTAAATCATCGCACTCAACAATGCTCCAATAACTGCCAACATAACGGCTCCAGCTAAAACTCTCATTTGCTAGATTCTCCTTTCTTTTAAAACAAAAAGAATAAGAGGTGTGTAAACCCCTTACTCTTTTGAAACTTAATTAGTCTTCGTCATCGAATGTTTCGAAGTCTCCTTCAATAACATCGTCTTCATCCTGCTGTTTAGCAGCGTTGTAGATAGAAATCGCAAGTGCTCCAAGAGCAGCTCCTCCTAAGAACCGTAGTGCTGGTTTGCGGTATTTAGCGATGAAATCCGCGGTCTTTTCACCGAATGATTTCTTCGTATTAACAACCTCAATTGTCACTTCAGGTTCCTTTTCAGGTGCCACTACTTCTGTAGCTGCGTCTTTCACTTCCTCAACTGCTTCAACAGTTTCCTCGATTTGTTTTGAAACTTCTTTTGACATTTCTTTGTCCTCCTTTTATTTCGTTTCATTATAGTGTGTGTAATTTCTGCGGCTAGTTATCTAGTCTGATTAAGTTTTGAATAACGTCTTGAACCATATCTGCGTTATTAATCGCATTGATAAGATCGTTTACTATTTGTACGGAATTCTCCGCCACAAATTTATTAACAATTTCTTCAAGATCTTCCTTTACCGCAGCGCTAAGCATCATTTTTCGCCAATTGACTAGAATATAAGTAATTGCGGCACGCTCAATAGGATCCAAGTCGACATTATTGTAGTCATATACCATTGATTTAAATAATGATACAAAAGTGAAATCCTTAGGATTGTCTAAAATCTCAGGTCTATTAACCCAGCTACGCATAAATATACCTCCTAATAGTTGACGTCCGCATCTTCACGAATGAAGTGGATCATGACGTTACCTTTTACTTCCATTTCGACCTCTCGATCGCAGCTCATGAATGCCATTGATAGATCATTCATATCTTTATCGCTCATAACGATTTTAACGTGTTGTTTCATATATCCTCCTAAGATAAATAGTTCGGGTCAACAACCTCCCGAATCCAGCTAAGCGTGTCTTGACCTTTATCAACTCGGTCGTACACAGTGTCCAAAACGTCTAAAAAATAACGAATCTTATGATCGTCAACTTCAGCATCTTTATGATGGTTAAAAGGTTCGAAGTGAATTTTCTCCCCGATTACGCTCTCCATCTCATCATAATAGAATCCCTCAGCCAAAGATATAATTAATTCATCGACCATCTTTCTAACGACGAACCATAATAATAGATCGATATCTAGCATCATAGTTTCCTTAGGCACCGTAAGCAACCCTGCGATATATTTACGATACTCGGAATCTAAATATGTCCGTCGCCAATTTGTAATCAGTCTATCGATATACCAATCATCGATGAAAAATAACTCTTTGAGAGGAAGCTTCTTCATGCTCGTAACAATATAGTCATCGAATTCGATCTTGGTCAGGATAAGATCTGTTCGACAACCGCGTCGTTCACGCATCCTCTAGTACCTCCGAATAATACTTTTCGAATTCCTCTCGCAGCTGTTTGGTGTTCTTGAATACCCGACTACCGTCTTGGTTATCCTCAATACGATCCAAGAGATCTGTAGTAACCTCGTAAATAAGACTGTATTGTTCCTTCTCGGCATCCGCATAATCGAATACTGATTTGTAATATGACGTCTCAAGCATCGCCAATAGAATATTATCAACAATGCGTCGAGCAACCCGTAAGAAATATAAGTCCATGTCTAGGACATGCATCTCCGGTGGGATTGTCATGATGAATTGGTAGTAGCATTTGTAGTCTTCTTGTGCAGGACATTCGCCCGTCTCTTTGTTTTTCTCCAACCAGGCATTAATGCCATCCTCAATATACGACTTAGGAACGAGTAGGAACTCATCCAAAGCCATCGCTCTAATAATAGACGTCACTGTATCTTTGAATTCAGCAGACGTCTTCACGATTGGTGTTGCCATTATTTATTCTCCTTATAGTGGTCTCGGATTGTTTCGAAAATAGATTTGTCATTCGGCACTTCAATAGTTTGTGCCAAGAATTTGTAGACATACTTATCGCCCTTATCAAACTTAACAATATCTGACAAGTCAGTAACCAAGAATCGTTGTTTGAAGTGATGTTTATCCATCAGATGATCTGGGATAAATGCTTTACAGTTGTTCATCATAAAACGCCAACGTTGAAACGTAGTTACGATTAGTTTCTCGTTGTCGCTAGCGACAGTAATTGCGAGACTGTTATCTTGAGTAAGTTTGTAAGTTGGCAATTTAGGTTTAGACATTATAAATTCTCCTTTGAAAAAAAATGAAAGGGGCGGTAAACCCCTTTAAATTATTTGAATAGTGCTTTTTGAATTGGCGACCATAACTTGCTAGCAATGATTCCTGTGTGCTCAACACCAAGAACTGCAATCCCAGCAGCGCCGTTAATAACCGTATTGAAAATATCAATCGGCTTAACCTTATACTTAATTTCTTCATTCTTAAGTGCAATTAGTCGTGCCAACCGTTTTTCAACCAAAAGTTGTTCGGCTTCTGTTTTTGCATCTCGGAGTTTGAGCTTTTCCTTCTCAATCTCTGCATCCAAGCTATCGAACGCGATAGCGTAAACCACTTTATCAATATCTTTCATATTGTTTTACCTTCCTTTCACTATACCCCTTGTTTTTTCTGCGATGGATATAGATAAGAGTTTGCAAGATGTTTCTCAAATCCGTACTCATCTAATTCACTCATAGATTACCCCTCCCCCATGCAGGATCTTTAACCATTGAACGCGGATCCTTATTTGGATCAAGCAGCTGATCAACAAGTTTTTGAATTTCAGAAACCACATACTCTTCGGTATTTTCCTTGTCTCCGTCACCATAGTGGTTACAATCAAATCCAATAACCCATGTGTTGTTCTCATCATTATCGGAAAATGTTAATCCTTCGTGAACATCAACCACATCATTAATATCATCATAATGCTCACCATTAAGCGGGTGATCACCAGGTAAAACAACATATCCACACAACCACCATCTGCGCATTGAGAAGTCTTCTGATCCAGTAAGACTTATGGCTTCTCTTATACTTTGACCTTTATCAAACCCTACACGATTAATATAACATTCAAAACCTTTATATTTGAATTCTTTAATAGTATTAATTTCCATTTTTATTTTACCTCCAATGGCTCATTTATACTAGCGAAATATCCACGCACGTTTCCTTCAAAATGACGGTGTTTTGGTGGATTATTAAGCGCAATATATCCCTCCGGACGAGTGTCATCAACAATCAAATCATTAGAATTTAATCTAAATGAAGTCTCATACGCCTCATATAATTTACCGGCGCTCAGATAACAATGCGTCTTTTTGTCGGGATGAAACATCTCTTTTACCATATTATAAAAGTTCTGACTAAACGGTACGCGGAATTCAACATCATACGATGGAATATTATCAGCATACTCATAGTCGAAGTTGATAATATTATCACTCAATAACACCGACATCACTTTCTCATCTGTAATACAGATAAGTCTCACAATCCCTTTTGACATAATAAGTCCTCCTATTTATCGTCTTTCAATAGTTCGTCTAATACACATTCAGAAGAATAATCGAGTCTTTCTCCCTCGACATCTGCTAATACACCGTGCATACATTCGCTATTGAGCAAGCGTTTATTGATTTCTTTATTCCGTTTGTTTGTGGCACGACGAATCATCGCATAAGACGCTACCATAATACCAGCACTTAGTACTGACAAATATGCGCTGTTTAGCTGCTCTTGATCGATACCGTCATATTTACCTTTTAGGTATACTGCGTTTGTGAATTCATCGCCAAAATCAACAGTATCTACTTTAACAAATTTATCAAAAAGTCCCATAATTATTTACCTCCATAAAACATTTCTTTAAACACATTAGTAGCGCGTTCGTCTCGGTGAATTTCCCGAAGTACTTCTTGAGTTGCTTCTTCACGCAATTTACCAACGTACTTGCTAACTCCGTAAACAATACCACCGGCGATTAATCCGGCCACGGCAATATTCAATGCGCCCTTCTTAGTTTCCTTCTCGAAAGATTCGAGAGTACTAATATCGTCAAATGGTTTCTGATATTTGGAAACAATGTATTCCATATCAGCTTTTTCGATAGAAACTTCTAACCCAAGATTATTTTTAATAATCATCACAATACTCCTTTGTTTTAAATATAGAACTAATTGATAGCTCCTATAGACATATGACCCGATCTAAAGGAGATTATGAAAATTTGTATCAAACGGTAAAATATGAAAAGATAAAAATGATCAAGTCATATGTCCGTAGGAACTATCAATAGTAAGTTTATAGCCGGCTTCAGACTACATACAGGATTTTTGAAACACGATTTAGAGGATACTCCTTTTTAAATTATTTGTTACCTGCTGTAGCCCACTGCATGGTGAACTGTATTTGTATAAAAATTGTATTTTTTTATTGTATGCAGTCCGAAACCGGCTATGCCAATTGTTAGTTAATTCCTTGATTGTAAACATCGTTCAAAACAGTTGTAGATAGTTTTGAATATGATGTTACGAATTCCACTAATTGATTCTTGTTGTGAATATCTATTATTGTATTATCCGCAATTATAGTATAAATACTTTTTGGATCGTCGGTCTTTATCAATCCTGCGAATGATGTTCCACCAACGATAGCGAATTTCACATAAAAATCATCTCGTAAATGGTACGCATAAACATGCATAAACCCTTTACGTACAACCGCAATAGGATTCTGCCTATTTATTTGTGTTGGTCTGCTGTGAAATTTGATTTCCATTTAAGCCCTCCATAATACTAATAAGTTTATTCTCCAAAGCATCTATATCTTCCTGTTGTTTAGATATAGTGCGCTCTAACCTCTGCATACGATCTTCTTCTATTTGATGCTCGTGAATAACCTGAGGAATCAAATATGCGATCGTCATTAACACTCCAATAACCACTGTGACAATTGACCATACGTAACCCTTGTCATTTTTGGTGTGTTCCATTCTTAGCCCTTTCTAACTCGAGTTGTTGCTTGTAATATGCGGCCGCCTTGTCTCGAGTTTCCCAGCGATCTTTGTACATTTGGATTTGGTATTCTAGAGAGTCTACCTTTGTTTGGTAATATCGAGCAATGCTAAACATCGTGCTCACCATACACAAAATTAGACAAACGAGAAAAATGTATTTCTCGTAAAAACGCTTAACCATCGTTAACTCCTTTGACAGAAAAAAGAAAGATACGTAATGTACCTTTCACATTAAGTTGTTTATTAACCATACCATACTCTTATAGAATATACCATAGAATATGAATTCAAATATCCAACCTATCGCTTTTAACATTAGTATCCCTCATTTCTTAATTTCTTAAGTACCTTATGTACTACGTCCAATCTTTCTCTGTGCGGACCTTCGTCTGTAACAACGTATCCTTGTTTAACAAGATTGTCAATATGACGTTCTTCTAACACTGCATACGCTGCTAGGCAGCGAAATCCAATTTCACGAAATAGTTTGCGTAACATATAAAGTTACCTCCTTAAATTATCTTTTCATTATATAACGTGTAATTTCTGCGGAGGCATACCTTCCCAGCAGTCCTCTAAAGGAGCTCCTGTACGAACTGCCAATAATTTATACTTCTTACGAATCTCATTGATTTGTTGATAGATCATACGGATACGACGTTGTGCCCATTCTGGCGCTTTAAATGTTCCATACCATTGTACGTTATGCCATTTATTAGATTCTCCAGAAATAACATCATAATACTCCTGCGCACTATTATGCCACAAGTAAATCATGTCTGTATCATTAAGATTAGTATATTTAATTGTTGTTCCCATATATCACCCTCCTGGAAATTGTACTTTACGATTGATATTGACTAACACATCATTATGATAATCCAATAACTTTTGCTGTGCTTCGATCTTATATTGAAGTTCCTTAATTTGATTTTGCTGATCGCCCATCATGCCAGCCATAATAATGAATAATATAGCCAATCCTAGTAGGCAAAAACCTAAGAATTTTACATCATTATTTTTCAAATCCAAACACCTCCCGAACATCATCTTCAGTAATTTCACCACCATTATTATCGGCTCGTTCCTTAAGCTCTTCCACACACTGCTTAATCCAAGCCTCATTATATTCGATCCGATTTTTTGTATTCTACAATTGCCTTTTTCGCTAACGATATTGTTTCCAAAATTACATTTTTATTCATCTCTGTTCTCCTTTTCTCTGAAAAAAATAAAGTCGGGCGTAATTCCCGACTCTATCTTTAATCGTTATTTGTAACTCGCAACACTTGTGCTGCGATAATAACCGCTGAACCTACAATGATCGATGCGTTGATCAATCCATGGGCGCTTCCTTTTAACAACTGCATACCTAAGCCGTCGTCTTCTTTAACTTCCAATGGAGTGTCTTCGTATCGAAACAATCCTAAAAATCCTTTGTTATTATCGAACATCTTATGTTCCTCCTTTAAATATCTTTTCATTATACTACTTGTAATTTCTGCGAAACTAATATACTTTCGCAAAATCGTACAACTCGCTATCACTCATGTATTCGCCCTTGTTATTAACGCTCAACCTAGGCAATTCGGTCTCGCCCGAGTCAAGAACATCGCCTAGTGTATCTGCGTACGCTCGAATAACCATTAGTAAGTTTGGAGCATCTTTTCCAGATACGAATGCGGTTTGAGCAGTTAGATGCGTGTTTGGATTAGGTGTGTGGATATAGACTCCGTCAAAATACGACTTGTCGGGATCCACAAAACCCCGTAACACAACCATCTCGTCATTGACCAACATATTGATATATAGCTCAATTTGGTCACGCTTCTCCGAATAGTTCCCAATAACATATTTGTATTTGATTGAATATACCGTGGGCACACGTTTGATAGAACCTCTCGGCTTTCCTTTAGTCTTCTTTCTGACTTTACTTACTGCCATCAACATCTCCTTTATTATTTTCGTATTCTCCAATCCATACCCTCTTTATAAGATTTATATGCACGGATCAATATGAATATATTGATTATGATCGAAACTATTGATAAAAATATAGCCATTCTATAATCTCCTTTAAAGAAAAAAAAGAGGACAATTGTCCTCTTGTGAAAATGTTTGTGTATATAGCATAATTGCTACCTCCTTTTTCTTTTCATTATATAACGTGTTTTTTCTGCGAAAAAAGAATAGGCTATAAATTTAACCATCCGGAATCGAACCGGCATTTATATAAGCTTCCTCTCGCGGTACCTATCCTCTTCATTATAGTATGTGTAATTTCTGCGAAAAAGAAGGAGTATATGAATATACCCCATTACGTTTAGCAGTCGTACTTCTTAATCATATAAGCCCAAACTCCGATAACAGCAGCTCCTAAAGCTCCCGCAAAAATCGGTGTTTTGAACATAACATAGTCAACAGTGTCTGCAATTTTACGTTTAGTTTTATCTGACATATAAGTCTCCTCCTTTCATTATATAACGTGTAATTTCTGCAAAAAGAAAAAGAGGGAATTGAATCCCTCGATCGATTATAGACTTTCGTAGAAACTGATTACTGATCCAATTTCTTTATCAAACTCTTCGATTTTGTCTGATAACTCTTTGGTCAATTTTTCCATTTCTTCCAAGCCATGCTCGTCAAGTTTTTCAATAACCTCTTTTCTAATTTTGATATTCACAGAAGTCAATTTCTCATTGAGCTTCCACAAACGTTCACATCGTTTAATAACTTCCTTTCTATTAATACATTCCAATAGCGGTTTGCTTTCTTTTACAAATCGATCGAATACATTGCGTACGTATTCTTTCATATAAGGATTGAATTCTGATTTATCCAATACCCAATAAAAGTGTTTGTCAATCAATGTTCTAATCTCATCATCTTCAAGCATAAATGCTAATTTGATCATATTAGTTTGATTAAAGTTATATTGTTTTGTTGTGTTAGTCATTTTGACTACCTCCTTAAATATCTTTTCATTATCACCCCTGTAATTTCTGCGAAAAAGAAGAGGAAAGTAATTCCTCTATTTGATTATTAACTCATATAAAACTTCTCCTCTATTTCTTCGTCATAATTATATAATAGTTCATATAATTCGTCATGATATTCACTTAATGAATCTGAATAAAATGCATAGCCACCTAAATTGAAGTCTATGTCGTCCTCTCTACCAAAGTAATAATATATAACATTTATATATGATACTATTTCTCTATAACCGTTCATATACATATTAGTCATGATCGTGTCATAATCCAATAAATCAAATACTTTTTCTTCTTTTGATTTAATTATTTTTACCATATCGGTATAAATATCGATAAACTTATCAACTAGAATTAGAATCATGTTAACATTAGTCTCCTCCGAAACATGATTAGCAATATCTGTCATAGTGTTGATCATGTATTTAATCTTACTAACGTCATTCCAACTATATAAATTGGTAAATTTATTTGCATAAAATAGCCAATCATAAAATCGTAATCCATCAGCATTGTGATTTCTTCCATAACCATCATAATTTCTAAATAAATCAATCATGTTCATCTTTTCGATAAATGGTTCATTTTTCCAATCTTTAATTTCGTTTGTCATATTTATGACCCTCCTATAATTTTATTTCATTATAGGATATGTAAAAACTACGGGACAAAAATAAAGGGAGCCATGTAGGCTCCGCTTCATTTAGTAACTTAGAGGATTGATAGCTTTTTTATATTTCGCTTTAGCATTACGCTTTTCCTCTTTAGTAGTAGCCTTGGCTTTGTCATTCGCATACTGAACCTTAGCTGCTTTGTTATTTTCTAAATTACGAACTTGTCGCTCAAGTAATCCTGTGGTGCTATTGTTCTTCTTATAATTTGCTTTAAGTTTCTTAAGAGCAGCATTAAGATCTTCCTTGTTAGCATACTCGGCTTTCAATTTCTTTTTGTCAGCTTTATATTTCTTCGTGTCACGCAAATATTGCAAATTGGTTTTTGTTTTTGCTTTTGATGATAGAATTGGGTGCGTGTAAGAATTCGCATAAATCTTACCGACATTACCAGCAGCTCCGACCGCTTTACGTACACCCCATTTCATACCTTTAGTACCGAAGTGTAGAAGAATATCTTCTGACGAGTCGGTGTGAATCAATTTATCTTCTTCAATTAAAATCATATTTTATCCCTTCAAATAATCATTATATGCTTTTGAAGCTTTAGCATATTTACTGTCTAATCCAATATTGGTTAGTTCCACTTGACGATCATAAGCTTTAGTCCACTTATCTCGTCCTTTATCGGAATGTGGTCGATAATATTTATCTATCGTTTTAGATAATTTTCATAGTTTACCAGCCATATCCTCAGCGTCGTCTAGATAGTTGTCATCAATCCATTGTGCAGATTGAGGAGACCCAATCCGAGAATATCCGTCAACCTTCTCATAGACACGCACACGAGAACCTTTCTTGAATAGTTCTTTTTCCTCAGCACCAGCGAACGGTTGAGCTTCTACCCAATAGTCCTCTGTGATAGTCGCTTCGTAATATGGTTGTTCGCTTGAAGGTAAATGTGTACCAACGTTCAACTCATGCTCGAATGTGTTCTCAGCAATCTCAATTTGAGGAGGGTTAGGAACACGAGATCCACCGTTGTAACGATAGAAGTAGAAATATGGTTGACCGTTATAGCCCCAGATTTCGTCGTGGTTATTACGAGTGATACCATTATATCCATAGTTACAGTGGATAATAGTTCCTTCTGAGTCTAAGAAAATACCTGTGTGACCAAATGCCCCAGCAGAATATCCTTTTTGTCCCCAGATGAAAATATCACCAGCTTGTATGTCAGCTTCCTCATTTTCTGCCAACAGTACCCAGCCATTTTGCAACAACCAATCATGCATTGTCTCAGTTGAGCAAGGCCAAGGTAATGTGCTCATACCGCCGGCTACACCAGCGTAGTACATTGACGATGAACAGTCGAACGAGTCCGGGCCCGTACGATATGTCATAGAATATGTTACTTTTCCTTCACGAGCTAGCATCCAAGCTAGAATTAAGGATGGGTTTACTACCATTTAGTTACCTCCAGCTTCTTTCTTAAAGTCGTTCGGGTTAAGATGAACGACGTCTTGCCACTTTAAAATTTCTACGATCCCGTTCTTGTGGTAATCTGAGAACAGTTTGTAGATATCGGCGGTATCTTTAGGAATTGTGAGCGGTTTATTCATAGTAACCATAGCAAAGTCACCTTCCCAACCCTCGGCTTCGTAATTAGGAATACGAAGTTTGATTTGAGATCCTGGGAAATATGATTCGCCAAGCTCACCCTCTTTAAGATATTGGATAAGAGTTGCAAATTGGTTGTCATAAATAAATGGAGAACGCAAGTTGACATCTAGCAAAGTTGACATCAAAGTGTGCTCATTACGGTGTTGAAGATCTTGGATAAGATATTTACCAATTTCTTCGTCAGTTTGTTGCTTCATATCTTCTGTTAAGACATAAGGATATTCGTAGCGGAAATATGGATTGTTATCCACAACCGCTACTTTAGTCCCTTCTTCAGTTTCGAAGCGTTCTAGTTTAAACATAAATTAACCTCGTTATCTAGTAATTTGGTCTGGCCACGGATCATCCGTGGTATAAGTCATAGTTGTAAATCGAATATCTCCAATATCACGATCTGTTGGTACGTCATTCAGGAATTGCAAGCGCACTTGTCTAGAATCGGTCACGCCACCAACGTAGAATGTACCGTAAGGAACACCTTTATCATTTGTCATGTTTCCTAGTTTAGATCCGGTAGGGATAAACCCATCTTTAAGACCTCCTTGAGGAATGATAGTTACAAATTTGTTACGGTCTGACGGGTGATCCGCATATCCAGCAGCCCCTCTTCGTTTGATACCGAACCAACCCCATGACAATCCGCCCCAAGTAAGTTCGACAGTGGAGTTGACACGACGGAATGTTAATACCGCACCATTTAAAGGAGAACCTGTCATCGGCATTTTAACCGCTCCAGTATCACCATATAACACACGCCAACAATTTCGTGCTTGATTACGGTCCGTATTCTCAGCATACATCTGAGTCTTGATCCATTTCAACGCGCCGTTCTTACGAAGTCGGTCGACATACACAGATCCAATTGGGATATTCTTAAGTGTGTTGATATTATCGCCATCATAAGGATATCCATCGCCAAATACAGTATCCACATCGTTACCAGCAACGATTGTAGTACCTCCATCAGATCCTCCGTTTACAGCTTTAATAGCTTCAGTCATAGATGACCGAGTGACAAATGGGTCTCCACCATTACGAAGTTTATCATCAACCACTGCGTCAATACCAAGTGCCAAGTGTTGGTTCTTGATATTTGTCGCCATCTGAGTTTGAAGATTTTCGTATGTTGGGAAAATAGCATACAAGTCATTGAGTTTCTTGTATTCTGATGGGATTTCTACCGTAGGGGCGGGCTTGTTTTCAAGAGTTGTTACTCGACCATCAACATTGCTAACTCGAGATTGTAACCCAGTCAAGTCACCTTTTACTTGGTTTAGTTCTGGCTTAGTCGCGAAGTTAGTTGTATCAATATTTGCGGCTTCTCCAGGAGGGCCGGCAGGACCAGCGGGTCCAACAGGACCTGGTTGTCCATCTTCACCTTTAGGTCCACGCTCACCAGTTTCTCCTTTGTCACCTTTAGGACCTGGAGGTCCAGGAGGACCTTGGATACCTTGTTCACCTTGAGGGCCAGGAGGGCCAGGAGTACCTGAGCCACCAGCACCGTTTGCTTTTAGGTTAGAAATCTCCGATTCAACACTACCAGTTCTACTCTTCAAATAGTCTACATCATTACGAATAACTCCAACCTCAGAAGCTGTAGGAGTATCCACTCTAATCGAAATAAGTGCGTTATGACCTTTATATAATACTCGGTTACCATCGATATCATCATCAACTCGTAAATCACTATCTTTGAGATAGTGATCAAGCTTCCCAGCAGTCACAATATCATTCCAAATGGTCGTGACGTAGGCGTCATCTTTTTTGAGAATTGTGGTAATATCCTGAGAAGTCAGAGTATCCTTCAGTGTCTTCAGAATCGCCTCAGAAATACTAGCAGATAACTTCTGCTCAATACCTTCTAGTTTAGTATTGATACCAGAAATGCCAATAGTATTTTCCTCAATCTTGGCAGATAATTCTGTCTTGACAGTGTCAGCGTATCCATGAGTATCCACCCCAGCAATTGTCCGTTGGACAATAGAGTTGATGAATTCATCAGATTGGAGTTTCTCGTTAATTGTGGAGGTCACACTATCCACGATTGTTTGACGTTCCGCAGTGAATTTGGTCTCAACCAATCCTGTCAGATCTAATTTAAGCTGAGGAATATCGACGGCATTGACAATCTCGGCCTTAATTTGCTCTGTTTTAGTTGTAAATTCACTAAGGATATTAGTCTTAATCGTATCCACGTCAATACCAGATACTTTAGATTCGACGGCTTGAATCTTAGCGTCCTGATTTTGCAGGGATTTTGATTGTTCTTCTTTGATCGCATCGACCTTGGCAGTAACCGCCGTAAGAACATCATTCTGGATCTTATTGGTATCGATAGACTTGATCACACGATTGAGAATGTCATTCTTAAGAGCGACAGTATCAATTTCAACCCCATCTTTACCAGTTAGTCCAGTGTTAGCAATAACTTTGTCAATGACACTTCGCAAGAAATCAGTGTTAACCACATCGGATCCCACCTCGACGTAGATTTCACCATTTGTATGGAAGTCACGGACAAATAAGTACTTATCTGCTCCTGTATAACCACGGTCAGCTCCGTCTTCGTCCTTTGGAGAATATACATCGAACTTGACAGTGATTGGTTCAGATAAGAATGACGATTTAGGGACAACGATTTTAGCGTAGCCCGTATAATTAATTAAATTATTAGGAATTTCAAGATTTAGACACCCAGTAGTAGGTTCAAATTTAGCTTGAATTTCCTCAGAAGTATCATGAGATGTCCTAAACAAGACACCGGAGATAACCTCTGTATCCCCGGCACCCGGCTCGGCAAATTTGATACTTAAGCTGCGATCTGTACCGTCATCGACGATAGTCACAGGCGTATCTAAATATCGCATTTAAGCCTCCTTATGTTATTGTGTAGGAGTGTTATCCTTAGCGAATGGATAAGATACGGCGATACCATTTTGTCCAAAATATCCGTTTTCTTTGAATTCAGAAGCGGGTTGACCTGCATATGTGAATTCTCGGTTGGCTTGGACAATAACCAATTTACCTTCTCCATCAACTTCAGCATGACTTGGGTCATTAACAGCGAAAATATCATTCGCGTTAAATTTCTTACCATCAGTAGCAAGGGTAAGTTGTTCGGCAAATTGTTTGTATACGACACCGTATTTAACGCCATCGCTCATAACAGTGTTGAGAATAACTGTATGAGTCAGTTTGTTGATCTTTTCAATGGCTTCTGCGTTACTGTTGGATTTCGTATTCGCATTGTCAATCTCCTTAACAATTTCTTGTTGTGCAAATTCTGAGAAATTCGTGTAGAATTCCTGACGCTTAATTTGACGCAACAGATCATCATGGTCTTTCGATGTTTGGTCACCGTTTAAGATGTAGTCCATGACAGCAAAATATGGATTATCTTGCTTGATGGATACAACTGTACCAATGACAGCCCCATCAGAACCATAACGCGGATATACGTTTGTTACTTTGAATTCACCATAAATACCCATTATTTATTTTCCTCCGTTGTGTTGTTGATCACATCAGAAATATCTGGTTTGCTTTCTAGCTTACGCAGATCTTCTGTAAGTTGGTTGTTTTTATCGAGAAGCTCGTTATACTCTTTTCTGAGTTGTTCTTTTTCCTCGATAAGTTTGTTGTGTTCTTCTTGAAGTTTATTATATTCCTCAAGATAGAATTCCGCTTGAGCCTTAACCAATGCTACATCACTCTCTGCACGATTTAGCAATGTCTGCATTTCGCCAAAAGCTCGTTTGTATAGTTGTTCTTCGTTCATCACATTCCTCCTAATTGTGCGACACCTTTATTTAAACTAGCATTAATGCTAGCATTATTTTGTCTCTTTAACATATCTGGTGTCATTCCATTACGCCAATGAACCCATAACTCGCATAATCCTTTTAAAATACCATATAAGTCATAATAATTATTAAACTGAGTTGGACGAATTATCAATCCTCTTCCTGATGTGAATGAATCCGTAAATACCATACGGTCACCATAAATTTCGATTTGGTCAATTTTTGCATCATGTGATGCACCTCTTGCTGACTGACGGAAACATCGTATTCCTGCAAATCGACCCGACGATTGAGAGTTTATTCCATCTCCGGAAGATGTAATACCGAATCCTGCGTAAAGACACCCTTTAAATTGCCCCGATCTCAATTCATCAAAATGCATAAATGCAGTGTGAATTTTATCTGGAGTTTGTCTATATATTGTGTTTGAATCACTATAAAATTGAATAGATCCACCGTTATAGAAATTCAATCTAGACCCGTTTAAATCAAATTTAACATCTCCATTAAGGGAACTTAATATTCCTCCTCGAATATGAGATGCACTCATAGTCCCAGACACGATATTATTTGCATTTAGATTTATGATGTCCACATTTGCGGCATTGAGTCGACCAGTAGTAATCTTAGATGCATTTAGATCCTCAATCCAACTCTCTTTAATAAATGCTGTGCCGTTCGCAATCACATCACCATCTAGGACGATATTTTTACCTTTGAGGCGAACGCCAGAAGTATCCGCATTGATTGAAGTAATAACATCTTTAGGACCTTTTAAGGTTAGTGCCCAGGCGTTAGCTCGTTGGGTTACGACAGTAGAGGATACTCCTCCTGCTGGCTTATAAGGCCCGACAGTTTTACCTTTAACAAGCATGATTTCTCTCACGCCGATACGACCGTCACCGATAAGCTTAATACGAAATGCAAATCGACCGGTTTGTCCAAATCCATTGATATTGTCAAAGTATCTATCTCGATCTACTGGGAAAGTTTCGGTCAAGTTTGCTTCCACGACATTACCCGGATTCACACTTAATGATTTAAGATAAATTGGCGATCCAACTTTATCCAAAATCTGTAATTCCGCCGTCATAGGTTTATCACTACGGAATGCATTTGTTGTATCCAGCTTATACCTACAAGAAAATGTATAGTTTTCTCCTCTAGTCATCTTATCGATAGCTAGAGGTAGGGATACGAAAGCCTGATTAGTTGATGCTTGACCCATTTTTGTTTTGGATAAGTGGAAGAACTCATTGCTACCGTATAATCCAGGGACAGCAGATGTAGTATATCCGTCGACACCATTACTAAATCCATCAAATCTTGCTGATGCAAAACTATCAGTATCCATGATAAGGTTGGTATTGGACTCAGCAGCGTTGGTGATTACTGTCTTGATCTCATCACTTGATTGAATTAATTGAGAAATAGATGTAGTAATACCATTTTGGGTTGATCCTAGAGTACGTTTGTAGATATCTACGGTCTGTAAAACTTCTTGGAATCTAGCATTCCTATTGATATTATCATCAACTAATGACGATAACTCAGTCTTAATTTTACCAGCCTCTTGAGTAATTCGGCTAGCAACATCCGAAGTTCTAGCATAGTCATTTAATCGACTAGTGATTTGAGTCTGGATCTTACCATCGACTTGACGGAATTGGGTATCGGTATATCGTTTCGAATCATCGAGAACTGAATTTATTCGAGATGTAATGCCTTGCTCGGATTGAGTAATAGCCGATGAAACGGCGGATGTGATCTTACCATCGACATCTCTAGTAACTCTATTAACCGAACTCTCAATACCATCCACCCTAGCCGTTAAAGTAGACTCCACGGCAGTTACTTTGTCATTAACGGTATCCAAATCCGTACGAGATACCTTGGCGGAAATCGAGTCTTTGATAACCCTCAGTTCCGCAGAAGTACTCACAGCACTACTATTAAGCCTGTTTTCCAGGTTTTGTGCGGCGATTTTGATTTCGTTTGAAGTCTGCTCAACACGAGTCTTAAGGACGTTGGTCTCACCAGTAGCGGCAGTAACCCGCTTGTTCAATTCGGCCAAGTTAGAGTCATTGGTCTGTTTGTATGTCGACCATTCGGGACTTGGGTCTTGGAAGTTCGGACACCAAGGCGTACGTTTAACTCCTTCTTCCATCTTCCATTTATACACATCGGTTATAGCACCAACCGTATCCGATTCGTATCGAAGTAGGCCTAACGACAGCCAATTGGACTCATTGACGATCTCGAAATGATAACTGATAATATGTTCTTCGGTGTCTGGTAATCTGAATGAGAATTCATTATTCCTAAACGTACCAACAGAAACATCGTCTAGTCTAATATCGCTAATGACATTTACTTTAGGGTCGCAATATGTATGTAAAACAAACCCCGGAGTGTCTGTTTTAACATGGAACGACCAAACATACTTGCCCTTCTTGAAATATCCCGGAGGATAACGACCGACAATATGTTTTTTATAACCATTATCCTGATTAGAACCAGTATAACGATAACCACCAAGAGACATTTCCTGATACTTACCACCAATACTGTCCATACGACGCCAGTTGTTATCATCCCCCACAGTACTCTCAGGAATAGTAGACATGTCTACAGTACCCTTAAGCAAGTTAGGGTTGGTAACTGTCAGATTACTAATCTCACTAGCAATACGATCCTTAATATCAGTAACTTTGACATTAATATCATCGTCCATCTTACGAAGTTTAGACTCCAACTCAGCTTGCATTGGTGTGAAGTCTGGTTTCCATCTCTTCTCCGCATCGGCAATAGCAGAGTTAATGGTCTCTTGGACATTGGCATTAATATCCTGTTTAGCGGAATTAATAGCATCGTTTACTTTGTCAGTAACCTTCTGTCCAAAATTAGCGTCGATGACAAGAACCCAGTTCTCACCGTCAAAACGCCACATCTCAACTTCACCCTCGTTACCAACAGGTTTAAACCATAAGTCATCTTTTGACACTTTCTCACGAGGAGGTTCATCAGGCCCATAGAAATTTTTGTTTTTGTTGTTGGCTGCGGTCAGTATAGTATTGATCAATCCGTCCTTCTCTCCGTAGAGAGCATTGTTAATAACCTTGTTTGTAAGGTCTTGCCATTGAGCTTTCTGTTGATCGGCCAAACTAGCTCGACCAGATCCACTGGAACTTGCCTCGATTTTGATGATTCGCTCACGGAGAGCGTCATACACAATCTTACGGACTTTGACAGTTACGTCGCAGTCAATCTTAGGCACATACACATCAACAGTGTCGCAAAGTTGGATCTTCTCAAGTGCTTGAATGATCCGGCGATCCCATTCTGTCGAGTCTTGTAGTGGAATCATCTCTACTTCAACGCTCAAATCGGGCTTATCAGCATCTTTGTTCTTAGATGTGAAATATGACTGCGCTTTGGCAGTGACTTGAGCGGGAGTAGGAGCTTTCTTCTTCTCTCCCTCTTTAGGAGATTCGGAGTCATTGAACTCAGAACTCAAATCTAGAGGAACGATTCGCTTAACGAAGTAGTCGTCATAGTGTGGTGACTTAATAATATCACCGTAAATAACTTGTTCTGCTTCGCCTTCCCCTTCGGGTTTGAATATAGCGTATGGTAAAATACGAGTGAATTTACCAGCCATACTCGATTTAACCTTAACATTCTTAAGATTCTTACGAGGACGGATAGTAGTGACATGATCTCTACCACGTTTAGAGTATAAGAATATCGTATTGTTAGTACGTTTAATTTCCCCACCCCAAGTGTCGATAAATGATCCTTCTTCTCCCGCAATCGCATTAAGAACGTTTCGAATATCCATATTTGTGTCCTTAGACGTTTGGATATCAGAAATAAAGTTGTAGTCAATTGGATCCACGGCCACACGTTTGAGTTGTTCCCAAGCTTGTGACGGTGTTGTGGATTTAATCGCTAGTGGTTTAATAACATTACCAGATAATTCATCAGTCTTGGTAACACCTTTAACCGTGATTTGATTAGAATCAGCATCTTTCTCAATCTCGTAAATACGAAATGCGTGAGGTTCATCATAGTCGTTTGGCTTAACCAAAATATAACGGTTTTGAGTGAGCTCTTTGGCCCACTCTCCACCGACGGGATATTTTAGTTCAAGCTCAAATTCTGCATTACGAACTTCGGTGACTTCTGCAGATATAGCATCATGTAAGACACCCATACCATTAGTATCGAAGACCCGTTCGTTCTGTTCATATAAAATAGGTCTCAAACTAATACCCTCCAATTAGGGGTTAGAGTTATTGAATCCGGAGGAGACCCCTTAGTGGCTGTAAAATATACCCGGTTTGTCCGAAGATCGCCTCCAGGATATAGTTTGAAGAACTCTTTCCCCACAGTATTGTTGTTTTTGTTTGTGATATTAGATCCGGATTTCGCATAGACAATATAACGAGTACTGTCGATAACAATAGTTTCGTTTTGTAAATCCTTAATTGTCATAGCGGCGGATCCAATAGAAATTTTCAAGTTACCCGTAACACCAGTAAACTGTACTGTAGGTCGTGAGAAATATAGATTAGGATTAGTAACCACATCTCCTGAACGGACAGTAACAGGCTGGTTGTCTACGTTATATTTAAATGGTTGACATTTAAGTTTGACCTTGAATGAAATACATCCTTGATAGAAGTATTTGTTTTCATACGTAAGTTCAGTCATGATAACTTTGTAAATATGACTCTGATCGAAATATGGTATAAAGTCAAGCCACTCACCAATGCCATGATTGAATAAGAAGTTGATTTTATTCCTTGCTAAGGAAATATCTCGATCTGAATCGTCGTGACTTCGGCCATCATAGAAACAACTTAGTTCGAATTCGGTTGGCTCATAACCTTCATCGTCATAAGCCAACTCTCCTTCGTAACCGTTTGGCGACTCGAAAGTCACCCGTCTTTTAGGTGTTTCTATATCTGGTCGATCTTGAATGAATACATTATAATCTTTGGATTTTAATCCATTGATAATAAAATATCCGGGTTTTAAAGATTCTACCATAATACTTCCTCACCTCGACCACGACGAGTTTGGTCGTCAAAGTCTTTAATGTGTTGTTGAATTTCACGAGCAAGTTGTTTACTATCAACAGGAGCTCCTTTAGTATCAACATCAATGCTGATATTATACTCTTTGTTGGAGTTGTCGTAGTTAACAGTGCTTGTCGAAGATGATCCATAAGATCCAGAATATGCTGGACGTGGAACATTCGTTGGGTCAACTCCCAATTTGCTAAATAGATTACCGGTTTCGATCTTATCTAAATTAGATGTATCTACTACTGGCGTGATTGTTGGACGATAATCCATATCAGCCAATGAATCATCTAATAGACTACTTACGCTGTTAACTGCCTCAGCCACAGCAGAAGCCATACCATTACCACTATCCACAGCCAAAGTAGTCGCATCGGCAAATCCATTAGCAAATGTCTTGCCCATCTGTTTAACACTACGAGGCATTTCTTTGGCGATACCCATAGCAATACCTTGTGGAATGAATTTACCAGTTTTGTTTGCGAATAACCGTGATGGTGATTTGATAATCGCTTTAGCATTCGCAGCTTTCTGAGCAGCTACGATAATTCTAGCAGCGGCATTCTCGATAGACCCTACGTGAGCCCACATACCTGCAGCAACACCAGCAGAAATTTGAGAACCAGTATAGAAACCAGCTCCGTATCCACCAGCACCATGCATTCTGACAATGTTTACAACGTGAGCCATACCTTGAGATACACGAGCGGCTGCTAGAGCCATTCCTGCACCTAATGCGTTAGAAATTTGATGACCCATAGATATCGCAGCAGCGGTCATGCTAGCTGATGACATCATAAATACGGCAACCATTCTAGACATTGATGAGCTTACGATCATTGTAACTCGAGACATAGAAGCAGTAATGCCAGATGCCATAACATTCATTGATGATGACATAGAGGCGTTTACACGACTCATTGCGGCACTCATGGTACTTCCTAGGCTAGTCATAGCAGAAGAAATGTTAGCATTAACTCTGCTCATAGCGCCTTGGATAGTGGTTGCTAGTTGGGACATGCCCATGTTAACCGCAGCGTTAACTCTAGACATTGATGCTGTTACAGCATTGACAACTCCATTCATACCTACGTTAGCAGCTTGTCCAACTCCAGCAAATGCGGTCATTGTCGTTGCTGCCAATTGAGCAATACCGTTAGTCATAGCGGCACGAACTTGAGCCATACCATTATTGACTGCAGAAACCATAGCAGACATACCTTGTTGAACAGAAGATCCCATTTGAGAGAATCTTGCCCCCACGGTTGTCAAAGAGGTTCCCAGATTTGTGATAGCATTTTGAATGCTTGTGAATGTTGAACCGACACTAGTCAATCCAGCAACCATAGCACCAGACATACCTGCGAATCGTTGCATCGAGTTACCAATGCTTGACATTGCGGTTGCAAATGTAGCCATAGGAGTTGTTGAAGATGCTATGGCTTGACCGATTCTTGAGAATGCCGATCCAATTGTACTCATTGCTCCTGTAATACTGCTACCTACTTGTGAAAGACTTGTACATGATGTAGCAAATTTCTCCATAGCGGTAGCTGCAGTAGGTGCTGTAGATGATAATGACGCTAGCGATGTCTGTAGACTAGAAAATGCTGTGAAGGATGTGGTACGAGTACCAAGTTTGTACATTACAGTATCTAACTTATCCAAATCCGCACGGAATCCATTTAAGTTACCAGTATAAGAAGCCCCACCTAGAAGTGCGACGGCGCCAGATACCGCAGTAATACCAGCAGCCGCCTTAAGACCGTGATCGGCAATAGGTTTCATACCTTTACCCATCTTCTCGAGTCCGGTACCTACATCTTTAAAAGCCTTACCGATAGCTTCGATAATTCCTTTTATGGCATTACCAACAGAATCAATGATTCCAGATATACCATTCATTACGTGCTCGATACCTTTACCGAATCCTTCAGCAAATTTACCAGCACCTTCAAATGCCTTACCGATTCCTTCAAGAGCAGATTTAACAGCAGAGCCAACAGACTGGACAATAGAAGCTACACCTTGTAATGCTGATTGGATACCTTGACCCAATCCTTGAGCCGCCGATCCAATTCCTTCGAAAGTTGCTTTGATAGCACCACCGATGGACTCTACTACTGAAGCAACGCCTTGGAGGGCAGATTGGATGCCTTGTCCGATACCCATAAATATCATTGCCAAAGATTGTCCAACTGCTTGGATAACATTTGCAAACGCATTGATTGCACCAACAATACCCTGCATTACAGAATTCACAATATCCGCAATCGATTGGAAAATGACTTGAATGGTTTGACCTATTACTTGAACAATCGTAACGAATCCTTCTATAGCCGCCTTGATTGTATCTACTACGGCGATAATAACATCGGCTATCGATCTAATGATAGAACCTAAGTTCTCTACGATAGCAATAACGGTATCAGCAATAGCTTGCACCACATTAGATACTTCTTGAATCAATGTCTTGATAGCATCGATTAAAGGTACAAGGATAGGTGTTAATGCTTGTGCAATACGCTCAATAACCTGTAGAATTACTTCAATAATAGGTTCCATAATTTCAAGGAGTCCTTGGATAATAGGGCCTACCAATTCTTTGATAACTTTCAAAGCTATCTCGGAAATAATACCAAATAGTTGTGTCAACGCTGGAATAAGACGATCTTTAACACTAATTAAAGCTTTACCAAATTCTTCAATGAATTTAGTGGCCATTTCGACAGCAGTCTGTACTAAAATAGCCATGTTGTCCATAATACCTTTGGCGAACTCAACTAGGACTTTAACACCCGAATCAACCAGTCTATGAGCATTGCTTGCCAAACCATCCAATAATGCTAATATCATTTGTACGGTAGCAGCAATTATTCGAGGTATACCTTGGGCAAGACCTTCTACGAATTGAACAATCAATTCAATACCGGCCTTCATCAACCTAGGACCAGCTTCAACAAGTGATTCGACGAATACTAGTAATCCTTGGACAATATTAGCAAATGCCGCAGGAGCTGTATCTGCCAAATTCTTAATTGCCATACTGAATGCCAAGAATCCAATACCGGCAATAGCAATAGATGATGCGGCCATAATAGATGAGGCACCGAATGACAGTAACGTCTTAGACAATATCGCCATACCTTTGGCAGTACCTTGGGCTAATTTAGCAGCGCCGATTAAAATAATCAAGTGACCGGCCAAAGCACCTAAACTGATACCAACTGCGATTAAGTTTAGCGATGCTAACAATGCAATTGGAACAGCTAATGCCATCAGAGCAACAGATAGAATAAGTAATTTACCAGCATCTCCGACGCTTACTTTTTCTAGACTCTTAGACATGATTACTAATCCGGCCATAGCAGCACCCATCGCCACAGTAGCGGCTAGAATACTTTGCCATGGAATTGTAGATAGTTTCTGAATGGTTTTACCAATAGAATATATTGCTAACGTAAATCCGAGCAGGGCAAACATTGACTTGTAGTCTATTTTTATGGATTTTAATAGATATGATACACCTATTAATTCTCCCATAATAGTACCAATTGTACCTAGGGCTAGTAGAACACCATCAAGATTTAGAGTCGCTAATCCTTCAACAGATTTGCCCAATATAAATACTGATCCGGCGAACACAATCATCCCTAAAATAGATTTTAGATCTATTTTAATTCCTTGTAAGGCATTCATAACGATTAGCATTTCACCAAGCAATACACTAATTGTACTAACCGCGGTTACTAATTGTTGCCAGTCGAATTTAGCCAACTTCTCCACAGACATAGCCAAAATATAAACAGATCCCGCAAATGATATCATTGCAAGAATCATTTTGTTATTGAATTTGACATCACCCATACGTTTCATTGCATGAGTCATTACTTCCATTAATCCGCCAACAGACGATACTGCGGGGATCATTGCGTCTATAGGTAAGGCAGCTAATTTTTGAACCGACAATACCAGAATTCTAACTGATATAGCGAATCCTATCATTGATACTAGGGTTCTACCACCAACGACAGTACCATTAAGCTGTTTCATACATAGTACTAGGGCTTCCATTAAGGCAGCAGTTCCTAGCAATCCTTGTATAGCAGCTTCTGGTTGTAACTTAGCAATGGCTTTGACAGACATTACTAAAATACGTAAGGATATAGCAAATCCGATCATTGATGCTAATGTACGTCCACCTACAACAGTTCCGTTGAGTTGTTTCATACATAAAACAAGAGCTTCCATAAGAGCTCCAGTAGCAACAATACCTTGTAGAGCAGCTTCTGGTTGTAATTTTGCGATTGCTTTGACAGACATAACGATAATACGAAGAGAGATTGCAAATCCAATCATAGACGCCATTGTTCGTCCTCCGACGACAACACCATTCATTTTCTTCATACATCTAGCAAGTTCTTCCATCAATGCTCCAGCGCCGACCATACCAATAACAGCGCCTTCAGGATCTAGTTTGGCAATTGCTGCGACAGAACTTACAATAATACGTAAAGCTATAGCGAAACCAATCATTGCTGTGGCTCCGCCTTTATTGTAACTTACCTTATCGAGTTCTTTCATGCTATCGGTCATTGTGCGCATTAATGCACGAACGCCGACCATAGCAACTCCGATTTCAGCAACACCCATTCCTTTTAATTTAGCAAGTGCTCCAACAATGATCCGCATAGCAAACGCAAATGCAATCATCTTGGTTATGCCTGCTTTAGAAGTTTTCTCAACTTCGGATAAGCGCTTCATGGATTTGACTAGGCCATTCATAACGAATCTAATTCCTGCAACGGCACTCACCATACTATCCATATCCATACCTTCAAGCTTCTTAAGAGCTCCAGCAAGAATACGAATTGCTATAGCAATACCGATTAACGTTAATCCAGCGCCTTTAGGAATACCATCGATAGCACCAAGAGTCTTAACTATCTTCATCATTCCAGCCATTGCTGAACCCATAGCAATCATTGCCTTGGATAGATCTTTCATATCGATCTTGGATAATTTATCCAATGATACAGCAAGCATCAAGCAGGCTACGGAAATACCGACAAGAAGACCGACTTTAATACCTTTAGAAAAGTCGTTTAAAGCACCTTTGAAGTCGGATAATACCTTCTTAACGAGAGGTACGGACTCTTTACCTTTATCGAGGAATTTGTCAAACATTCCTTCGAAACGGTCTAAGAATTTGGTTACAAGAGAGTTATCTCCTGACTTGAACTTAAGCCATTTGTCAAATGCAAATAAGCCAATCAAAGCTTGGATAATATCTGCTCCGTGGAACGACTTGAAAATATCTTTCAACAAGTCATAACCTTGTTTCGCCATGTTAGCAATACCGGAGAACACTGATTTGATAGTTCCACCAATTTGTCCTACGATATTGGATAATCCAGATTTGACTGATGAGAGAGAAATCTTGAGTCCGTCGCCAATATTACCAAAGGCTTTACCCAGAACATCTTTTACTTTACCAAAGTTATTCTTAACTCCGGATAAAATATTCGACATACCAGTATCTAAGCTATCTACGAATGATCTCATTCCAGGAGAAATAGCTTTAATACCGTTCTTGATAGAGCTACCAATTTTGGCAAATATACCGTTATCGGAGAATGTTTTAGGAAATGCTTTTACAATAGCTTTAAATCCATCAGCAATTTTAGGACCCATGCTTGAGAATGCTCCACCGAAAGCGGTCATAATTCCTTTAAACACACCGAATTTCTGAATAGACTCTCGCAAGCCTTCTACAAATTTTCGAATAGCGTCTGTGATCTTAACCAACATATCAGTGAATTTAAGCAATCCACTACCGCTGTTAGTTCCGAAACTAAACAATGAGAAGAATCGGCCTACGATATCTGCAGCGATTTTGAATAGTGTGCCAAGAATGCTGAGAACGTTACCAATCACTTTACCAATGTTGGTGAAGCTTTGCATGATGTTATGGTTCTGACGCATAGTGTTTAAGAATTTAGTAATTCCGTCAGCAGCTCGCTTGAATACAAGAATTACGCCGTCCATGGATCCAACTGTCGAATTAAATCCTAGAGATAGTTTATGGACAATCGCCCATACAGTGTTAAATACAGCACCAAACATTCTACCAAGAGAAATCAGCGTCTCTTGGATAGCAGCATTCTTCTTCAAGTTCTCAGTGAAGTTTCTAAACCCTTCGGTAACACCAAGAAGTCGTCTAGCCGAGTCCTCATATGTGCCAATAGATTCACGGAAACCATCACGGAAGTTAGTCATAGATTTGAATACGAATTCAAAGCCATTCTTAATTGAGTCAAAGAACGCTTCTTGTCCGCCCATGTCTTTCCATGTTTTCAACATGGCATTTCGGTAGTTACCTAGACTACGCTCCATGTCAAGAACAGTGTCATGATAAGTTCCTTGAGAATCGTCAAAGAACTTATTAACAATTTTTCCGACGTCTGTCCAAAGTGCCTTAGCCTCTTCAAATCCACCAAATAGATATTCCCAAGAAGTGGCCCATCCAGAACCAATAGCTTCTTGTACGGTATCCACCAATTGTCCAAAAGATTTAATCTGAGTCGCTGCTTCAAGCATCGATTTATCAACTGAGAAATCTTTCAAAGTAGCAATCAACACTTCAGAAGTCAACCAACCGTCTTTCAAAGACTCCCGGAAAGATTTAGTCATGTCACGAGCATGACCCATCTTCTCAGCCATTTCAGTCAATCGGTCTTGGAATAACTTACCACCCATACCGGCATTAACTACAGAGTTCCAGTCCTGAAGACCTACTCTACCTGAAGCCAATGCTTGTGATAATTGATACATTGCCATAGATGCTTGTTGGGTGTTTGATCCTGATGCAGCGGCCAAGTTGGAAATACCCTTGATCGCAGTTGCAGAATCTTCCAAACCTACACCGGCCGCAGTAAACGTACCGATGTTCTTAGTCATGTCTTTAAATGAGTAAATGGTTTGGTCAGCGTATTCGTTCAAGTCTTCTAATACTTTAGAAGTCTTACGCATACGAGTAGTTTGATCTGGAATTTCCCATTCTGTATTCGTCATGATTGTCTGTACAGATCCAAGCTTTTCTTTATACTCGTTTAAACCATCTACAGGCCCTCTGAAGAATTGAGAACCGAAGTTGATGGCTTTCTGCATCATGTTACCCATGACAATACCCATAGCAATGTCCATAGCATTAAGTGATCCTTTAACAGAATCTGCTGCTCTAGAAAATGCACCGGTGAGTGGATTTAGGTTGATACCAGATGCTTTAGCATTTAATCCGTCAATCGATTTAACGGAATTTGGAAATCCCTGGTGATTATCTGCCTTCTGGAATATACCCTTCAACCGGGAGAGAATACTAGATGTCTTAGAAGTTCTATTCGCAACATCAGTATTCATCTGATCGATTGATTTCGCAGCACCAGTCATGTTAATGCCTTCTGTACTACGAGTAAATATACCTTTGAGACGAGATAATAGGCCTTGGGATTTTGATGTTGAATTTGAAATTGCGTCAGGGATAGCGTTCATCTCTTTGGCAACGTTCTTAGACGCGTTCCCACCATTGATTTTAGCGAAAGCTTGTTTCATCTTATCCAATGCAGAAATCGTATCTTGTGCGTTTTTGGTAAAGCCTTTATTATCCAGGGTTACCTTGGCGACTTTTTCGTCAACATATCCGGCCATTAATTACCTCCTGTTAATAATTCTCATATTTCTTTATAAGATCAGAATATCTATTATTCATACCAATCTCTGTTAGTTTATCAAGTCGGTTACTATTTTCAACCCATTTATTAAATTTGGATAATGATAGTGATTGAGTATGCCTATTTTCTTTTTTTCGATCGAATTTTTCACGACGTCGATATTCTTTAAGTTCTTTACCTTTTAGATATTTAGAATATTCTGTCGGAGCATAATTATATTTTCTCGAATTATCTATCTTACGTATTTCGTCACGAATAGCTACAAGCTTATTCATTTCAGAATTCCATAGTTTAGAGTTTTCTGGTTTATACATACCTAACCGGGTCATTCCAAGTTTTTTACGAACCCTGCCTATGTCCCGAAAAGAATACGTACCTTTACTTTTGAGTGGGTTTTTAGAATAACTTTTTTTTTCATAAAATTGTTTTCTTTGCCCCCATTTCATTCCTTTTATACCAAAGTGTTGGATCACATCATCTGAGTGAATTATAATAGAAGTATCCATAAGGACTCCTTTCATTTAAGATAGTCATTTAAAACCTTATTGATCGCAGATTTGTATGCTGAATCAATAGCTTTAATAATATACGGATGGGGTGGAACATAACCTCCCGTACCTGTACCGTGGCCATAGTGAATGATTATAGCAATATTGACACCCTTGTTAATATTGGTATTAAATATCTCCAACTCTTCGCCACGACCAGTTTTATTAATTCTGTACCCCCATGAGTTAGCGGTTTTACCCGACTTCGAAGGAGTTGCAGATCGTAAAGCTTCAACAATAGCTTTACCTAAAGAATCCATAGATACTCGTCTATCTTTCTTTAGATACTTTTCTAAGTTATTAAAAGATCCGCTAGTTGTTATTCTCATTTAGCTTTCATCTCTTCCTTATAACTTGTTTTGAGTTCTTTCTTGGCTTTCTTATAAGCCCTTTTGATAGACTTATTACGCCGTTTGAATTTACTCTTATAGAAATTGCTACCGTCCATTGTACGCATTGCTGCTTCCGCACCAACGCCCATAGCTCCGTATCTAGTCAATAAAGTATTACCAGTAAGTAGTCCGCCATACATAGAAACGACACTAGTTTTATAACCTAGTCGCCTCCAAAAATCAGGTTTCTTACCTTTGTATAGTTCTTTAGACTTTCTGAGTGATTGCTTATATTTCTTTTTAAGAGCATGCTTATCGCTCATATAGTTTTTACGAACACCCCACTTCATACCCTTTGTACCAAAGTGTTGGATTATGTCTGATGAATTATCCGTATGAAGTATTGTGTCATTGTCGATTAAAATCATATACTATAACTCCTTTCTAGACGAATTATAATCTTTTATAGCATTCCTTCCAGTCAACTTCTCGTAGGCTTTAACCATTCGATTATCGAAATCGTCAGCGCCTTTTTCAGTCAACTTAGCGGCGCGCTCGTATGCATCGCCCCACGCTTTCAGTTTTTTACTTCCATTCTTCGGTCTTGGGGAGTTATATATTTTGCTAAGACGATCAAATTCGGCCAAATCTTTTTTCATAACATAATCTCTTTTTGGTGGAACATCGCCCCCATAAGCAGATCTAAAATCAGAAACTTCTTTCATCTTTTTAAGTAGAACTTTAGATTTAACTTCGCTAGTTAACTTGGTAGGGGTTTTAATATTCTGTCGAGGAATACCTCTTTGTCTACCAACAATAACCTGAGCTTTTCTGACCCCCCATTTCATGCCTTTGGTTCCAAAATGTTGGATTACATCATCGGAATGAATTATGATAGTTGGATCGATCATTTATTCCCCCTTCTTCTGCGTTCTTCCTCACGTCGTTTCATGATAGTGGCACGTTGCTCTTCCATGATTTCGGCCTTGGTCATTTTCTTAGGAGGCTCTTGTAATGAACCTACGCAATTCAGAAGCATAATTAATTTATTTAAATTTCGATTTTCCCAATCGAAGGGGATATGGTTCAAAGCCATCATAGCATAAATTATCTCAGACGTATATATCTTTTTACGTTGCGCCACTCCCTTAGCACTACCTTTCTCTGGTGGAAGAGTAGTAGCGGACGGAGTCTTTTTAATATACTCAACTATTTGTTCATAGTTAGATACAGATAATAGGTTAGGATCAATATCTTCGTCGCACATAGTTACTATGAAATCAAGCATTTCATCATTAGTTATATCATCGGAGTTATCTATGAATCTTTTAAGATGCTTTGATTCCCACTTATCTAGATTTTTTAAAGTATATCGAAACGTGCACTTAGCGCCTTCTGTAATTACAAATTCCTCTTTTAGGTCATCCCAATATTCTATATCGTCTAATTGTATAGTTAAAAACTCCGGATCCATGATATACACACCTCAAAAAATTTAAAATAAAAAGGAAGAGCGGTAAAAAATACCGCCATCCCATTATTGTGCTGCAGGTGCAGCTGCTGATTCTAATCCACGAATTGTTGATGTAATTCCTTGAACGAATTTACCAAGAGTTGCTCCTTCATCGTCAAAGAAGCTTTCAACAAGTGCTTCATAAGCCAATGATGTGCGGAATTCTTCCTTGATTTCTTCGCTCTTAAGGAATCGTTTACCATCTTCAGATTTCTTACCGTAGGCAGTCAAGATGATATCGTTAAGCAAATCATGAATCTTAGCAAAGTCTTGTTCTTGCACGATTCGTTCGATATACTTAGCCATATCTTCTTTACCATAGCGAGCTTGCATAGCGATCAATTCCATACGGTTGATATTGAAATACAAAGTTTCAGTTTGTTCAACGCCGTCGAAGTCCAAATATTTAACGTTTTCTTTTAACATATGAGTAAATACCTCCTTTTAATTTAACCCTTTATTAAGTAAGCAATTCGATTACTTTTTCTGGCAATGGAAGATATGGTTCAGCATCATCTGTACCATATACAGCGTCCAATACTTTTTGCATCTTAGTCGCTTCAACTTGAGTAGAATCAATTGTGATTACTGAAGTTGGTTTGTGGCCAGGAACAACTACTGGAGTTGAAGAAATTGACCATGATGGGTTTTGTGGTTCTGGGCTGTCATTTACAGTAGCGTGTGAACGTTCTGATGGAGCAGCTTTACAACCGTACCACAAGTGAAGTTTGTATCCGTATTCGTTACCTTTGGTATCGTTACCAAGGATTGATTTGAATGCGAATCCAAATGGGCGACGGTTTTGTTGGTGAGCAACAGCACCTTTAACGATTGATTTCATACCATCACATTCGTCGAACTCTTCTGGAGAGCTGAATGCTTCGATAGTACCTTCAAAGTTTTCAGCACCAGTAAGAGACAAGTATTTGATGTTGTCTGCGTATTGGTCGTTTGCTTCAGCTCCTGAAGGAGATTCGTTAGCAGCAGTGATACCGTTCCAAGCGATACCTTTAGGGTATGTACCTGATGGGTCTTGTGGGAACAACACCGCTTCGGACACACCAGTTTCATAAAAACGTTTTCCAAGTTCGTCAAACTTAAGTTTAGCCATTAGCTAATCCTCCTGTGTTAATCTTTAAAATTGTATGATGCATATTGTCTACTATAAACTCATTCTCGTAAACACAATATTGTTCCTCGAGAAGTACGTCTATAACAGGCGATTCGACACGCTTATCAATAACCGTAATCTGATAACTCTCATGAGTATGATATCGGATGTTGTCAGCATGTCTTTGTCTCACAGCAGATCTTTTGTATAAGATACAAGGATATGTGAGATTTGTGTTACTTACTGGATTATAAAAGAGTTTATAATCCTCATTAGACTTCTGAATTGCTTTCATCAGAACGTCCCGGATAAGCATTCTCTTGCTCATTATAAACTCCTCCTAAATCCACAATAACTCTAGGGGCTCTACTTACATCGAAACTTTCGACTTTCCATTTCACCCCTTGGTATTCCATATAAAGCAAATTTGAAATATGCTTCATGAAGAATTGATCGGCAACTAATGAAATTTGGTTGGTAATGCGGATGTTGTCAATAGTAGATTTGTCGCCATTTTGATCGCGTCGGTATCTAGAACTGATCACATCTCCGCGCACTCGTTTAACAACCAATTTTGGTTCATAAACATCTGGTTCGACTTCAACATCTTTCAATCGAAAACCAGCATTACCAGAATATTTCATTATCCACCTACTCGAGTTGATTCTGTTCCAGATGCAGCAGCTTCTGCTGGACGACCACCTTTAGCAGCAGGTTTGAAGTAAACCGCAGCTTTAGCACGAACAAGCGCACCTGAAAGACGAGTTTCAATCAAGTATTTCTGTTTGTTGTAGTCGATATCGAAGTGTTCGAATGTGTTAACTTCACCACCCTTGTTAGTACCGATTTGGTAGTCAGCAAGGTTAACCATGATCATTTCATCAGGTTTCAAGAAGTTAGTTTCAACGATTTCAGCAACGCCGAATAGTGATGCGAGGTATTCTTTAGTAGCAGGTTGTTGACCACCAAATACCCATTGCTCATTCTTATTGCGGAGGAAACGAAGTTTAGTCAAGAACAATGGATTCACGTAAAGTGATGGAGTTCCTGAACCAAGCATCTTAGTTTTCTCATTGGCAACAGTTTCGAACAAGTCGAGAAGCATGTCTGGGTTGTAAGTTGCTTTGATTGTGTAGAAGTCGTCATCCTTACTGATAGGGCGGATCTTGTCTTCTTTAATCTTAGCGGCGTCACCAGTAGCACGTCCATCGGTTACCATGATTGCTTGAGCGACTTCGTCATTCAACTTGATTCGCATTTCTTGGTTAAAGAAAGCAGCAACGTTCAATTGTTGACCGATATCGATAGCATCATCACGGTCGATTGATTGTTTTTTATAGATTGTTTGTGGGTCTGTTTTACGAGAAAGGAATGAGATGATTTGTTCTTTCTTCTCAGTTCCTTTGATGTAACCTTTCGCACGAAGTTGTTCGTCAGTAAGGTCAGACAAGTCAGTCATGATAGACTTAACAAATGCTGTTGGAACTTTAGTTACCTTAGACAAGATATGTTCTGTAGCAGTGTTTGGTGAGTAGATTACTTGTACTCCACCTTGAAGTTGGTGATCTGGGAACAACTTATCGATGTTGTTCATAGAGTGTTTAAGAACATCTCCATCTTCAACTTCGGCAAGAATGTTACTTAGTTTGAGACCACGGTTTTGGGCAGTTTGCATTGCTTCTGTCAACGAGTGACGGATCTCTTCGTTGTTGTTTGTGTTTTGTTCAAATGCGTTGTAGTGCATCAATGTTCCTCCATTGTCAGATTGTTCGATTTCATCATCGTCATCTTCATCGTCAGCTTCTTCAGCCAACTCTTCAAGAATTTCGTTTACACGAGAATCTACGGCTTCATCAAAGTCTTTTGCCACAGCTTCTTCGTGAGCTTCGAGGGCTGCATTAGCAGCAGCTTCAGTCAAGATAGCAACTGCTTCTTGTTGATCTTCGTTCAAAGTTCCTAAAACTTCGTCAAGAACTTCGCTCTCAGTGCCTTCGTCTGCGTGTCGGATACGATCAAACAAACTAACTCGATCATTACCCACAAGGACGTCGCTTGCTGAGTGAATAAGTTCGTTACTTTCCATTAAAATAACTTCTCCTTCTTCTGGATTAGCTGAGTGTTGTAACACTTCAGTAATAACAGCCCCGGGATTTGCTCCCGCAAGCACTAGCGATACTTCATAGATGTTACCATGAATTACGTCATTTGCTGGAGTCCGCTTGATACGGTTAGCCCCAATAGACATATGCATGATATCACCATGTTGTACAAGTTCCTTGGCGTTCTTGGCATTTTGGGTATTGTTAAAATACCCGCGTCCGTAAACACCTTCATCCGCATGTTGTAGCTCAACATGTCCAATGACGTTTTCAGGAGTGCTCGGGTCGTGTGACCAAACCAGAGGCACTCGCTTTCCATCATTTTCTTTGAAGGCTCCATGACGGATGGTGACACCGTCTGTACAACGCATGTCATTTCGGGTTACATAACCCGCGAAATCATACTTAGGATGTTTTCCCATTATACGATTAACCTCCATCAATTATTTGCCGCCATTTTGAATGTAATCAAGGTATTGTTGATAGCCGTCAGGATCCATTTGTGAGGGATCCATACCTTGACCTTCTTCAGGGGACGCGACCGACCCAGGTACAGAAACGTCTTGATTATTATCAGCAATATTTGGATTATACAATTGATCTGCCATAGGATCAGAAATCGGACCATACCCGATAACCGCACGGAACTCATTGGATGTTAGAATACGGTTACGAAGTAATGAATCTCCAATTGTGGCAAGTTGACTCGTAGGAACAAGCTTAAATGGATCGTTGTAAGTCACAATACGATGACCTTGTGTATAACCAGTCTTGGTGATAAATTTTCTTTGAAATTCTTCTTGAATACGGGTAACAATCGGATCGATCGTACGAGTATAATAGTTTTGCATTTGTTCTGCATTAGCAGTTCCGTCGAATACGGCTTTTGTTAAACCGATTTGGGAAAGTAATTCCTCAGTTAAGTATTTGATCTCTTCCATCAAGTTGGTGTTGATCGGTCTATTTAACTGAGTAATCTTTTCATCGGCGGCAACATATGCAATACCAGTCGAAGATTTCGATAGCTGTTCTTCAATATCTTGAATACGAGCGTCGGCTTCTCTACGCTTGATGTCATTACGAACAGGCACCGGTAATTGTAGAATCATGTTCCACTTATTAGCGATAGCTTCTCTGTCATGAGCATCTAAAACAGCTAGTTTCTGAAGTAAACGAGCCATTGTTGGATTTTCAGATCCGACAATGTTAGCTAGAGGGTTCTCGATTATAGCACACATTTTCTTAGGTACAATAATCTCTGAGAAATTCCCTTTTTCCTCGTTATAAATTTTAACACGTACCTTCGTTGGATACCATTCCAAAATCTTACCAACACGCATCGACTTAATATCGTACGAGTCAGATTTAGATGGGTCTACGGTTGCTTCCAATGGGACTGCTGCAACTACTCCATCGTCAAATAGTGAATACACTAAATCATGGAAGAAGTCGGTTGAAGATTGGTCGAGATTCATCTCGACATCGAACAGTCGCTGTAATGCCGAGGTCTTTTGAACCTCTTGGTTCTCACCATCTGGTGCTAACTTGACGTGTTGGAATTTAACCATTGCGGCATCCATAGCGATACGGTTAAAGATCATTGATGCGATCGACGAACGACTAAAGGAACGACCCGGAATAGAAGTGTTAGGACTCAATGCACGGGGTTCCAAAGACAATTGAAAAGGTTCGTCAGTCTCAACAAGATTTGAGGAGGATTGTGTTCGTGAAAACATAGCCCAAGCATGAGTCAATCCATCGGTAAAAATACTCATATTGGCCTCTCTAAGCCGCGTATAGATCCATGTTGCGTTTAAACGCTACCCATGCGTCGATCAGTGCGGCTACATTATCGATCTTTTCATCAGATCTTCGTTTAGATAACTTGTAGTTACCATTATTATCCTGAATAGCAACAGCATTACCCATTGCGAACTTCATAAGCTCTTCGTCGAATATTAATTGACGTTCCATAGCCAAGTTCTTCAACTCACCCATAGGTACAGATTCTGTACGAGCTCCTTGGATAATCTTCTCTACGCCATACTCACCATTATCTCTAGACCAACGCTCAACAAACTCTCGAGCATTATATGGGTCGAAACCAAATGAGTAAACGACGTAGTTGTGTTGATATATAAAGTTTGTTAGGTCGTCGTATACCTTATTCATATCTAATACAACGTCGGGCATAACGATAAGAGTACCTTCATCAATGAAAGTATCGTATTTGTTACGCATTGCAGATGTCAATTTCTTAAGCTTAGACTCACATACATATGATCTGGTCTTAACTCCAAATCTGCCTCGACCTAATGGGAATAAGAATGTAAACGCACAGAAGTCGTCCCCTTGTGAAAGGTCTCCTCCCATAGCACATTCGAGGCCATCGAAGTTTTGAGGTCTATGAGGAATAGTCTCCTCGTACACAAAGAAATATGTGTAACCTTCAACAGGAATACCAAAACGCTTAGCTAGCGTATCGGCTCTAGTAGATGGTTGAGTCTCCGCTCGTTCCACTTCTCGTCGATATGTTTCGTAACTAACAGTAGCTCCAAGATTTGGATTTGCTTTAAGCCATGTTTCTGGGTGAGCTACTTCTCGAACATCGTCAAGTCTGTAGTACCATATAGAAACGTGCGGGTTAAAGTATCTACCTTCTAGTATGTCAGTTAGCTCCATTTTGATTGTATCACCAACACCGTCCCGGGCTGTACCCTCTGACGACGTGGCTATAATAAGGTAGTTGTCATTCTTAGACGCACCCTGTTCGATCGCACCGATAACATTATCTCGAACTTCACCGGATAACCATTCATCCACCGCTGCATACTTACAACGCAATCCTTGAAGTTTATCGACCGACATTGGGCGAATCTCTAACAAACTGTTTGTTGCGAAATTCTCCACACCTTTCTTGGTTGATGCTAGCAACTGTTTCTGGGTGAGATTCCCGGTCATCTTAGATCCTTGAATCATGTACCGAATCATAGGACCTTTTGCTCGACTCAAAGCCGTTCTAAACGGTCCCATAATTTCCTCAGCCTGTTTCATAGTGGGAGCACAGACAATTTGGTGTGTTGTGGCTGTATCTATAAGTAACATGTAAGCTTGCATGTACGTAGAATACATTGATTTCGCAGCTCCCCGTCCGACAATTAAGAATTGTTTATTGACAAGTCGCTTAAATTTTGATTTTATCTCCCATTTACCGAGTTTAGGGTTGTAAACCTTATCCTCTGAGACATAAAACCATGCGAGGGCACATTCGGCCCAGAGTTTAAACGACGGCAGAAGAGTTACGTCACTACCGTCGGTGAGGGTCATCTCATTTTCGCAAAATCTTACAAAGCCCTCAATCGCTTTACTATCATAGTAATAATCCGGCGACTCGATTAAGAAATCGATACGGTTCATTTCCAGTGATACCATCCGATTGACCGGAATTTCACCTCTAAGAACTTGCTCCTTAAACTTCATATACTCTTCCGGATATGCTTTGTTAGAAAGTACCAAAAATTAACTCCCTTTGTTTAATTCTTCTTTTTACCGCCTGTTACACCATTGAAACCATAATCAACGGTTTTCTTAACAGTACCTTGTACGGCGGAACCAACTGCAGTACGAGCGATATCACGGAAGAAGCTGTCTTTATTAGCAGGCTTCATAGTAACTTGTGAACTACGTTTGATTTGTTCTGCAAAGTCATTTTCTAACCGCAATCGTTCGGTTGCTCTGCGAATATCTTTATCGGTCATTGAAGCCCGGTTCTGATATTTCTTTTTCCATTTGGCAGATGTTTTTGCCGAGTTTTTAGCTCGACGTTTGGCTCTAGTTTTAGAGCTTCTACTCTTTCTAAAACCCCACTTCATGCCTTTGATTCCAAAGTGTTCGATAAAATCGTAAGAAGAATCTACTGAAACCAAATCATTCTGGTTTTGCATTGTATACCTCCTTCTGAATAATAATCCTATGAGCAAGGTTGTTCAAACTGCTCGTTAGGGTTGTCAATACAGAACCTGTTGGTGGGTCGAAAATAATTCTAACCGAAATATAGACATATTGCTTTACTAATCTTAGTAAATGCTTATCGGAAGAATGCAACAATTCACCCCATTCGGTTTCTTTTGTCACATCTACTTCTGGATGCACATTGGTTAGTTGTGATAATGTTCCTAATGCACCATCAATCTCTAGAAGTAATCTAGAGTCGAATCCTGTATCTTCTTCGGAGGCAAAATCCAATGTTGTTTTAACATCGTCTAAAATTTTAGACATATAATTACCTCACCATAATTTTGTATCTCCTGGTTGGCGATCAATTAATATGGATTGGGATCTATCACCGTAGTGGATAATGTTGTGAGTATTTCTAGAAGTTGTAATTAGAAGATCAGGGTTGAGTATGATATCTTCCCGCCATTCCAGTATGTCATCCTCTTCTAGAGGAATCATATGGTGGACAATAATGTCTTGTTTGTTGGGTATTTGTATACCAGGTACTCCAAGATCGTATCCAAGATCTCGCGCTATGATTTCTTCTCGTAGATCACGCCAAATCCGAGACTTGTAGAATGGATTCGACATGTGTCTTGGTGATCTATACCCACGTTTGTATAACGATAGGTAATTGAGTCGATCTCCAAAGCTGTCTATGGCTAATAGTTTCTTGTATGAAAAATCTTCAAACATACTTCTTCTGTCGCTCATCACAATTCCTCTGACGGCATATAGCCACGGATAGCATTGATAACTTCCTGACTATCACCCTTTCCTTTAACTTCGCTATCGATCAATGAGACCCTAGAACTATCTAATTTGTTCTTGGTTCTCAAACTCTCCAACTGGAGTTCATTTTCGACAGTACCATACTTAAGTAACGCGTTTAACGTACTTGGAGCGATAGTACCATCGTCTAACTGTCTTTCTGCCAGATCGAATGCCTTTTTTGTTAGTTTTAGCATTCTTCCTTCTGGCGTTAAAGCTTGACGGATGTCGTCCGTTTCATTTCTTCTTCGGGGCATTGTTAGACACCTCCGAATTAGGCTTCACTTCACCCTGAAGTCTGCGCAAAGTTTGAACAGCGTTCTCGACATAGTCCTCTGCTTGAGACAATGATAAATTGATACCAACCTCATTTGCAAAGTTTGTTAACTTTCCGAGAGCTTCTTGTTTCTTAGCTTCATTTGCGATACCCAAGGAATCAAGTGAAGAAACGATAATCATCGCACGTTCCGCAAGGGTTAAAACTTTTTTATTGTTAGTCAATGCCCCAATGTATTTAACCAACTCGATTACGATTGGTAAAAGTGCACTGAGTGCGACCAACAAATTAATTATGTTTCCTAGCATTGCGTTTTCCTTCTTCCTTGATATTATTCTCGTCAACATAATCGTTAACTATACGACTGACATACGAGTTTCCTCCTTTTCTGGAGTACTCGTCATACAAAGTTAAGATCTCGTTATTGGACAGACGGCCAGAATGGATTCCTGTAACTATCTGTAATCGCAGAAAGTCCCGTTCTTGGGTCTTTCGCATCTCTTCAAAGCTTATAGCTAATGCAGTAATAGAGTTTTTGATCCCTTCAATCTCCTCATTCTGCTTTGCTTCCAGTTTAGCCCACAATTTCTTGAAAACTCTGGATGCAAAACCAACAATAGATGCTCCAATACCGATGTATAGTCCGATCTGTGACAGAACTTCAGGAGATAGTAGCCACTTTAGTAGCCCTGTGAAGTGGGCTTGTACTTCTGATGACATACTTCTCTCTCTTTCCATAATAGTTACCCTATACTTCAAACCCAGTTTTAGGTTTAAAAACCACTCCGGGG